ATGATCACGGTTTTTTTTTTGATTTTCAGCGACTTGAAAGATTATCAGGTCGATCAAGTGTTTCTGGAAAAGGGCGAGTCTGCGAAAACAGCCGACAGAACGCAGTTGAAAGCGGCTCTGGCTTACGTCGCAGCCAAGGGCGATATTGATGTTTTTCTGGTTCACAAACTCGACCGCGCCGCGCGGCAGAGTTTGGATTACCATATGATCGTCGCCACGTTGATGGCGGCGGGGTGTAAGCTGGTCAGCGCAACCGAGCAATTCGACAATGAAACGCCTTCGGGGCGGTTCATGGGCGGCATTCTTGCCCTGCAAGCGCAATTCGATAACGAGGTCAGAACTGAGCGATGTAAAAGCGGCATGATTGAATCGGTCAAGCGCGGTTGTTGGATGTGGACGGCTCTGGATTCAAAACCGGTAAGACGCGGGACGGACATGCGACCCTTTATCATGATCCGGTGATGGCTCCAATTCAAAGCCTGTGGTGTCCGGAAGGAATTTTGTTTGAAAAATCCAAGCCAGTTAGAACCCGCTTAATAATAAACACGCCAGCACTTTACGATGAAAATGCTGGCGCGGTCAACTCATGGTGGAGCATAGTAGACAAGTTTCCAATCAGCGAGTTTGGCAAAATCGTCTCCTGGCTGGAGCGGCATCGCGACTTCCGCTTGGCGCGGGAAGTGTCCTAGCGGACTTTTCTTTTTGACAATCTCAGCGACCGTGCTGTATAGTACCTCCAGGAGGGTACAATCATGAAGACCATTTTTCTGACACTCTTTGCGCTTATCATCTGCGGCACCACGTTCGCGGCCGAAGCCGAGAAAAAAGATGCGCCGAAAGAGGAAACCACCAAGGAAGCGCAGGAGGAGGTTAAGGCGCTCACCGTCGACGATCTGATGAAAGAGTTGGAGGATTACCGGAAGTTCATTCAGAAGAACAGAGCGGGAGCCATTGACTCATATCGGTATAAACTTGAAGAAAAGCTTACCGGTAAGCCGGTAATGATTGAATTGCCCGCAAAAGAAAACGTCAACATCGTCAAAGCAAGGAATGAATATTCGGTAACGTTTGAAAAGAGTAAACGGGTACAGAAGAAATCGAAAAAAAAGAACGAAGTTAATCTTTCAATCTCAGTAGGCTATACAGATCTTACCGAAGAAGAAGCAAACAATATCGATAAAGTCACTGGTTATATAAAAAGCGTTACTCTCAATGGTTCTTCTGACCACGCATCAATCTATCTATCCATAATTATCCAAAAAGGCTGGAAGCCCAAGGCAGTCGAAGAAGCCGAGAAGGCCGCCGCTGAAAAGGACAAGGAAAAAGACGGCGGCGAAGGAAAAGAAAAACCTTAACTCTCCCTTGCAAACTGCCTCTCCGGTGAAGTCGGCGCAAGCCCGATGTCAGGCAACAGGATTTCGGCGGCAGGGCTGTAAACCGTCCCATCGGTTGCCCGGATCGCTGCGTATTCCTCGCCTGTTTGAGTCCGGAAAAACGCCCTTCGCCCAACGGCAGGCATCCCATTGAGCATCATCGTTTCGGCAGGGTCGCCGCTGGTATCGACCGGCGAAGTTGCGCCATACCAGATTGCAAAGCCTGTAATCGAACTCGCGCCGATCCCCGCGGGGCAAAGGAAACTGATTTTCGTCTTGCCCGTGCGGGTGTATGATAGCGACAGGTCAGTCACCGCCGGAATCACCGACACGACAGCCCCGCCAGTGGAAACGGCTACAGTCAGGAATTGCGCCATGCGACAATCCCAAAACCAGCGGCGCGGACGGATTTCGATTTCGTGCGTACCTTCTGCAAGCGACACATCCAGATAACCTTCCTCGTCGATCTTGCCAAGCAGAGAGCCGCCTTCGTAAAGGTCGTAACCTTCCGTGAGAAATACGTGCGCCCGGTCTGCCTGCTGCGACCGGACATAGGCGAAGATGTTGGCGCGGTCTGCTTGCTGCGATTGCACGTAAGCGCGGATTCCTGCCCGGTCAACCTGTTGGCCGGTGACGCCGCCACGGATGTCCGCACGGTCGGCCTGTTGTGACGCCACCAATGCCCGCACGTCGATCCTGTCGGCCTGCTGGCTGGTGATGATAGCGCGTAACACGTCTGCGCGGTCTGCCTGTTGCGACGCAACCAAAGCGCGGACGTTGGCGCGGTCGGCTTGGCGGGAAATTACAGGCACCGGGACAGTATACCGTCCTGTCGGCGGAGTAAAACCATCGGCAGGGTTGCCGCTGGCGATATAGATAGGATCACCGTATTTGTTAATGCGGCCAGTGTCGAGTGAGAATCTTAACTCGGCAAGCTGGCCGATGAAATAATATGACGCTCCGGTATATTCCCCCATCCTGCCGATTGCCATTTTTGCGCTGCTGTTGTTGGCGGTGATGCCTGTGACGTCAACGGTTGCGGTTTGCAAAACGCCGTCGATAAATAAATAGAGCGTATTGCCTAACCGCACGAAAGCCACGTGATGCCAGGCGTTGTCGTTTACGGTCGAATTTGAGACCGCGTCATACATCGTAGAGCCAGATGCCAGCGTTCCGTACATTTTCCCGGCTACGAGCCGCAACTCCACGCTGCGGCTCGTGGTCGCCCCGGCACCGTTGCACTGCGCCATAATTACCCCGGTGGCGTTTGACGTTTTAAATTGTCCATCCATGCAAAAATTTAGGCCAGCAACATACCAGTCGGCGCTATCAGGAGTGTCTCCGTAGTCGCTGCCGTCAAGAGTTGCAACGCCGTCGTTTCCGCCCCACGGATCGGCCACGCCGGTATCAACCTGCATGTCGCCCTGCGCCGTCACGGTGTGCGCGCTGGCGCTGCTGTCGGGAAACGCTGTGGACGCGTCCGCGCCAGTGCAGTGCAGCATTAATTTTGTATATGCGTCGATTCCGGCCATGGTTTAACCCCACTGCAAGTAAACGTCCATATCAACATCGCTGCGGATTCTCATGCCGTCGAGAACGGTCAGTCTCTTGCATACCGAGTTGTACGCGGCGGCGGCAAGGTCACCGTAGGAAAGACCATTGGCGAAGGTCGGATAATCGCCAAACGTCACGCCGTCCGGGGCAACGCCGGTAGCAGGATTTTCGTACAACCCCGATCCGTCCGGGGCGTCAATCCCGATGTCGATGTCTGCCATAGGCTCAATCGCATCGCCAGCTTCCCACGCGACGGCGGTATACCCACGATGCCCAAGAACGCTTGCCCCGTCCGCGACGGCCATGGTAACGGAACTCACTTCAATGTTTTCGTCGTTCTGGAATGCCGTGCCGTTCCACCCTTTGAAGATGATCGTTCCGGCGGCATCGTCACCAGCCCACGAACCGGAAGTCAAAACGATCTGGTCAACGTAGGCTTGCGCGCCCGAGGTCGCGCCAACGATTAAATCGCCCGGCTGGATTTCTTCCGCGCCAGCGTCGAAAGCAATCGCACCCCAAAGCACCGCCGCGCAATACAGCTTGCTTCCATCGCGCCGCGTGACATATCGGCAATCGGTTTTCGTGGTGTTCTTGACCCACATGCCGCCGGAAATCCAGTCAGCAAGGCTGGTCGCGGTAAAATCGCCTGCCCCGGTGCCAAGGCTTTCCCCGACTGCAATCGTGGTCGCAGTTCCTGCCGGGACTCCGGTACGAGCGGTCAGGTCAATCATGGGGTCGGTGGCGCTGTTGTTGTGGATGATTTCCCAAACATACCGGGTTGACCCGCCGGTTGCGTCCGATGTTTCGTAAGACTCAACATCCGGAGTCAGGAAGCCGGTCGGCGCACTGGTGACGAAAGTATCGGTCTGGTCACTGCCCGGCAAACTGGAATTGGTCACGTCCACAATGGCGAAGGCGTTGCCGTCTGCCGTGTAAAGGACGCCATCGGTGACGTCGCTGGACACGTCGATTCCGTTGCCATACTCTGAGCCGCCGACTTCTTTGATATGCAGGGTCATTTCCGAGTAATCGAAAAATATCGACAGCGTTCCCTCACCCAAACCGGCGCTCAAATACTTTAGAGTCAACCCGGTTATATTCGTGCCTGTCACGGCTTGGATTTCCGGGTGCGCCCCGTCGGCCTGCAAACCAAACAGGCGCGTTCCTGATCGACGGTAGCCGCCCAGGACAAGGCGATACTTGTCGCCAGCGGCGGGGGCGACAGGCAGGCTTTTGGCCAGAGTCAGCGCCCCGGTCACGGAAGACCGCACATGGAAAGGCTGTCCGCGTAATGCGGCGGTTACCGTGTCGCCGTCAAACCAACCTTGCGCCCCGTCCCAATATCCGTCCGCTTCGGTCAAGGCCGCGTCCACAATCGTCTTTGCCGTGCATCCGGAATCGGCGGTCTGCTGGGTAATTGCGTCGCCGTTGGACGCAAGGTATTTGCTGGCGAAATACCTGATCAATTCGTCAACCGTTGGTGTGCTCATGATCTATCTCCTATGCAATTGCTATCCTAAAAACGCCGCCGCCTTGCGCCGTCACCGTAACCGTTTCCGGCGCGTCTGGCGGTTGAAAAACTCGAAAGACCCAACTGGCTCTGGTTGACTGACGGCCATATTGATCGACCGCCTCAACCCGGAGGAAATGCCAGCCGTCAACCAATTCTTTCGTCAACTGGATTTCGTAAGCCGCCGCGCCGATGTCCGTGACCTGTCTGATTGCGCGTTCCGATCCGCCGGGGGCGCGGTGGTAAACGATATATGTTTCCGCTCCCGCCGCCGCCTGCCACCTGAGCAGCGGCTTGCCCCACCTGTCGCGCGATGGCAATGACGGCTCCGGCATATCCGCGCCTTCGTGCAACAGGATTGCCAGAGGCCGCGACGCATCCGACACGCCGACAGTGACCGTCTGCTCTGCGCCGGTCGCAACTGTCTCAGTCGGCAAAACCACGCCGTCAACCTCGATCCACACCGATACGCCAACGGTGCCGGTGAACGTGATTACCAGTTTACCGGGAGAGACATAAGCAATGTCGAAAGCGTCAATCATGTTATTCCTCTGGCGTCCAATTCGGTGGCGCTGGCGGAGTAAATGAGTCTGTCACGCAAAATACGTATGAATCTCCTGACGGCGACCATCCTGAATATGGCCCTTCGTTGTTACATGCCAGCGGGTGTACCGTCCACGCGTGGTCTGTGAAATTGTATGTCGCCGACCAATGATGAAACGACGGCGTCCAGGGCGGAGGTGCTGGTTGTGTCCAGTCTGAGTAAATTATGCAGGTCGGCGCGGCGTCGCCTTCCGGCGTCCAGTCTGTGGCCGTGCTGTCGTGCTGGATCGAGTCAAGCGCCACTGTCCACCCAGCCACCGCGTCGCATGTCGCTGTCCAGTGGTAATATGAATTGACGTTTTCCCATGTGACTTTTAAGCCGCAATACCAATCGTCACGCGCCTCCATGTCTTGAGTGAAAATATAGAGGAAAAAGCCGATGCGATGCCACGCGGCGGCATTATCCACGCCTTGAAACTTAAATTCAATCGGGGTGTTTTTTGGCAGCACTACCGGGTAATAGCCATTGCTGTCGCCGGTGCCATCGTCGCCGATCAACAGATTAGTGTATGGCGTGTCTTCCCAGCAGCGACTATAAACCAACGTGCCGTCAATCCAGTGCGCGATTAAATCATCGCCTCTGCCATAATTCATGAACGCAACTACGACATCCTTATTGAGCGTCATGCGAAGATGAGCGGAAGTAATCCTTGATACCGGGTAATAGTCATAATCCTTATTTTGCACCGAACCGAAATTATTGATTTCGAGGTAATTATCCGGATTGAATGCAATCCCGCCGATTGACGATTGCCCAAAGTTAGTCTTACAGTTAGCCTGACCACGAGAAAGAGAGCCGTAAAAATTGAGCCAGTAATTCGACTGTTCGGCATAGCTCAAAATTTCCATCGGCGTATAGTAAGTTATGGGGGCCCCAGTCTCCGGGTCGTAATCCTCCCATGATTCGTAACGCAGATTTCCGGGACGTGGACCTGATACTCCAGCAAATCCTCCAGCAATCCAGAAATTAAGCGGTAGTGGTAATCCGCATGGACATTCCATCGCAGTTTTAATGGCGACCGGCTTTCCCTTTGCGCCGAGGATTGCAAACCCATAATCACCGTTTTCGAGCGGCGCGGTGCGGGACGCGACCGGACGCCCGCAAGCGGCAGGATAGGCAAGGCCAAACTCGCCATTGGCAAGCGCAACCTCTTTGTGCGCGACCGGACGCCCGCACGAACCTGAGATGGGAAAACCGAAATCGCCGTTTTCGAGATTACCCATTTAATCCTCTTCCCCGTTGAAAATCTCAAACGCATCACCGATCACGTTACCCTCTGCGTCGGCTAGTTTGACACTAATCATTCCGTCCGCAGGATCGGCAACAGCTTTTATCCTAACCGGCATGGCGCCATCTCCGATCTGGATCACGGCCAGCATTTCGCCGGTGCTGGCCGCATTCTTTTTCCAGAGAATTTTCGCCCTGCCAAGCCAGGCCGAGACCAGAATTTTCGATTCGTCTTCGATGGTCGCGTACCAGTGATCGGCGTCGCTGACATTCACTCGCGCCATGCAAATGCCAAGGTAATGCCCCAGGCCGACTCCTCCGTCCGCGATCTTTTCCCCGGCAATGGCGAACGATCCGACGTGCTTTTCCGTGTCGATTTCCTCGGTCTCAATCAGTATGGTTTTCGGATGATTTTGATTATCGGTGAGATACTGTTCGCCAAGACCGATTACCTCTCCGAATTCAATATCGCGTTCGAGAGTATTGGCCAGCTTCACGGACAGGCAACTGTCAGGTGCGAACCCGCCATACCGCCGGTTGCCGGTTCCGATGTTGGCGGCATTCCGGAGTATGGCGCTACGCATCCCATTGAGGCGCAGCGCCGTTATCGGATCACTTTTTTGCCAACGTTCCAACGCCATTAGAACAGACTCCCCGAAAGACCGAGAGCGGAGAAGTCGGAATCCTTGAAGAACTTGGCAATGTACAGCCCTTCCGCTTTCGTCTCTACCATGTTGGTGCCGGTAACGACCTCGGCTTCACGGATCCATGCGTATTCCCAGCCCAGGACATCGCGGGTGAAAACGAAGTCACCCCCATCTATCGCAGGGTGCTTTGGCAAATCAGCCATCGCCTCATTTCTACGGATTGCGAAATCGAATTGGAGCGCCCACAAGTCTTCCATCTTCTTCGGAATAGAGATGCTTTCCAGCCGCACCTCGCCAGCCGCGAACCCATAGAACACATCCGAATTCACCTTGCCTCTTTCGCCTATGCAACCTACAACATATTCGGTGTTTATGGCGTTCTTATCCTTGTATAGCGTTACCGACAATGTCGTAGTCGGCACACCCCAGGGAGCACCCTCGACCGTGCCGTCTCCTTTCAGGCCGACGCAGTTGCCAACAGGCACACTTTCTTTCCCGCCTGTTGACGCCATAGGGGTTTGTTTAATCGCATACTTCACCGTCTCCTGCTGCATCTGGCCGTTGATAGTCCAGATTTCTGTGCCGTCCTGGGGATTGAGTTCTTCCGTGTCGCCGTCGAGGGTTTCAAAATCCGCCGTCACGTTCCAGACGTAATCACCCAGCGCGGTAATCTCCTCCAGTTCCGACCGAATCCGGCTGCAACGCATAGTGCTGCCAGACATAAGGTCGCCTTCCTGGAATCCTAGTGCCGCCTCCGCGTCCTCCGGTTCGGTGGCACTATCCGAGACGACGCGATATTGAATCGATTTCGTTTGCTTGCCGCCTATCGCGGACGACGACGACAGCGTTTTCGTTGACTGGATTTCCGTTGCCATGATTTGCCCTTTCTAGGTTGCCACAGCAACCTGCCGTTCGCTCGTATTTCTAACGAGCTCAGCCAGGTGCTTGTTTGCCTTTTTGTTTTCCGCAAGCTGGTCTTTCAGGGTTTTATTCTCGCTTCCAATCGCGAGAGACGAGGCCGAGAAACTACCCCTGATCGTGGTGTTGTCTGTACCTTTTGTCCCTCCTCCAAGATTTGGCATCCCGGTATCGATATTCGGCATTCCGTTTTCATCCAGCCCCGCGAGATTCAGGTTCGACCCTTCCAATTGCGCGGCGAGTTGTTTGTACATCTCCGGTGTCAGCTTGTCTTTCAGAGAGGAAATGAACTCGGGGATTTTTTCCGATATTCCAGGCTTGCCAGTATCTTTTGCAAAAACAGATGCCATTTCCTGTTCAAGGCTGTTCCGGTAGTTTTCACCCTCTGTTTTCCTTCTGGCTTTTCGTTCTGTATACGCTGCCTCCCTGTCTGCCGCTTTCTTTGCACGTTCCTCCTCAGTCCCTCCCAACGCACCACTGCCGAAAAGCTCCTCTGCTTTCTTTCGGACATCGTTCTTGGCGCGCAGGTAACCGGCATCGTCCTTACTCCACCAGTTCTTCGCATCCCGCACTGTTATATAAATGCTCTTCACGGAGTCACGGATAGTGGCAAGCGCGTCCCAAAACGCATTCTTAACCGCATCCGCCGCTCCTTCCCCGGAAGTAATAACCGCATCCCAGAATGAGTCAATTCCCTGCATTACCCAATCCCACCCGCTCAGGATCGCCAAAAACGTGGTTTGCATATATGCGCCGATGCTGGCGCCTCCGATGCGGATACTCTTCAGTAGTTCCCCCCACCCTCTGTCTATCATCTCAAACGAACTGAGAACCATCACGGCAGCTACGGCAATAGCAACGAGAGGTGCAGCCGTAACAGCCGCCAAAGCAATCGCAAACGCCTTAACCGCCAAACCTAGTGCAAATATGCCAGCACCTACGGCAGTGACGGTAATGGCCATTTTCGCATATGATATGACAAGCCCCTTATTCTGCTCAATCCAGAGCGCCCCCACCCTGACCATTTCCAGAATCTTTGACGCCCACTTCGACGCCAGCGGTTCCAGTGCTGCGCCGACACTCCGCAGCAACGCAAGGAATCCCTGCTTCAACTGCGCAATCTGAAAAGCCAGAGTATCGGTCTGCTTGGCGAACGCCTCCTGGGTAAGCCCGGCGCGATTCCCCATCAACGCCAGGTCCTGCTCCAGCCCCACCAGGTCGCCCATCAAGGGGTTGACGCCGCGCAGCGCTTCCACGTTCGGGAATATCTTGGCCAGGTCTTCCGCCGTCGCCCCGCCTTCCTTGAGCCTTTTCAGCACCCCGCTCAGGCCGAGGGTTTTCAGCGTAGTGGTATTCATCTCCACGCCGAACTTCTTGGCCGCCTCGCTGGCTTCATCCGTCGGCTTCATGAAGTTCATCAAGATGCCGCTCACGCTGGCCACGGCCTGCGCAGTTTTGACGCCGTTCCTAGTCATGGTCGATATGGTCGCACCAAGTTCTTCCAGCGACAGTCCGGCCGAAGAAGCCGTGCTCGCCACCATGCCGATGGTCGGCGCCAGCGTGGAGAAATCGGTCTTGCCCTTCTTGACCACCGCGAACAGCCAGTCGCTGACCGACGCCGCCTGATCCGCCCCCAGGCGATAGCTGTTAAGGACGGTGGTGAGGGCGTCCGCCGCGGTGCCGGTATCTGACGCGCCCGCCGCCGCCGCTTTCATCGCCTCTTCGAGAACGCCCAACGCGCCCGCCGCGGGAACGCCAGCCGACAGGATGTCATACAGGCCGTTAGCGATAGTTCCGGTGTCCTCGCCAAAGCGCACCGCGAAGTCACTGACAGACTTTTTGAACACAGGCATGAACTGCATGTCGGCATCCGACAGCATCGTGGAAACCTTGGCCATCTGCTGCCCGAACTTCGCCTGTTCGTTCACTGCCAACGCGAGAGGCGCGATAGCGGCAAGACCCACCCCCATCATGCGTCGGCCGATGCGTTCGGCGTTTTCGGCAAACCGGTTAAGCTTCTGGCTCGCTGCCGCCAGCCCCGCCACCAGTTTCGAGTCCTTCGTACCAAGCTCGACAAATGCCCCGCCCGCCTTGATTTCGCTATCGCCTGCCATTTTCCTGTTCCTTCAAATAAGCCTGCCAGCGCCGTTCGATGTCTTCCTCGGACTCGTACTTCGGCAAACGCTGCTTCTGTTCCTCGCCCCACGCGAGAAGCTGACCCATATTCACCGTTTTGTTGCGCCCCCGGATTGGATGGAAATCGTCCAGCGTTTTACGCGCCGAACCGAACCGGGGGATATGCGCACACAACCAGGCGATACGATCCCACTCCTCCATCCGCGCCGCGTCCGCCCGCCAGGTGAGTTCCCGCAGGCTGTACCGCCACGGATCAACCCCAGCTATGGCCGCACGTTCGTGAACATCCTTCCAAGTGAGAGTCCGAAAGGGTCATTGCCACCGTCACCCTTCCCGTCCTTCTCCTCCAGTTGCGGGAAGAACTCGAACAACACATTGAGCGCCACCATCATTGCTGAGTTCACCTGGTCTTTGCCGATCGAGGCGCGGAAGTCGGAGTAATCGACCACGTTGCCTTCCAGTCCTTCCGGCGCCTCATCCGGATCGGCGTAATGCGCGACCGGAGACTTTGCCGAGTCTCCCCCCTGGCGGCAGCCCTCATAGAGCAAAAAGGTCAGCGAACCGACCCGGCCGAAGAGCGCCCTGGAAAGTTCCAGAACCAGTCTTTGACCGGAGCCAGTCTGCTTGCCGCCCTTTTTGTCCTTCTGCCCCAGCAGGGCGTTGAAGATTGCCTCAAACACGCCGACGCCGATATGCCGCTCGAACTCGTCCATTACGCGGCAATCGATACGCGGCGACCATACCCGCCCCTTGGCGTCCACAAAAAACAGCGCGGGCTTATCCGCTTTCACTTCCTCTTTCACGTTATTCCTCCTTCTTCTTCCGTTTCAACAGCTATCAGCTGGCGGCGCTGACCTTGGCAAGCGCGCCAGTACCCTTCGCGGCGAACGGCATTCCGACCGCGCCGTCAAGCGGCTGGCCGAGTTTTACCGACGTGATAAACACGGTGCCAGTAAAGCCTGCCCCGCTCGGTGCGGTAATCTCAGCAGCGAGATACGTGCCGTTAAGGTACGAGTCCAGAATGGCGTCCAGCCCCTCATCGGTCGCCACCCACAACTGATCCCCTGACAGGCTCCAGTTCTTGATGCCCTGAGCGCCTTCCCACCATCCGTCTGAACTCCGGGTGGTCATATCGACTTCGCCTGCTCCGGCGTCGAGATCGACGTTCTGCGCCTTCGCGATAGTCTTTGCTCCGAGTTTCAGCGCCATCTTCCAGCCAACCACTCCATTCGGTGTGCTCATTTCGTTCTCCTATTTCAAAACAACCACGTTCCTGCCAACCAAACCCACGCAATTTATCCACCCCATGCGGCCGTCCACGAGACGGACGCGATACCACGGAAAGCCGTCGCTTTTGCGCGGCCTGACTTCGATCACCTCGAACTCCGGAGACGACGCCTGCCGCATCTTTCCTACCTCCGGGGAAGTCTGGAAGTCGTCCGTATGCACCGGACACAGCACGACATTGCCGTCTGCGCGATACCTCCCACCCGGCCGAAGCAGGTAAGCCTCATCCTTCACCAGCAGTTTCAGCGCACTGGCCATATTCACGGTTACGCCTCCTTTTCCAGCACCCGCGCGTGTACCTTGATCTGGTATCCCGGATAGCTCTCCGGGTCACTGGTTGCTACCGGAGCGTCCGCCGTGCATCCCCAATCCTCATAACCTTCCGCGCCCAGGTATGTTGACAATTCCGCCCGGTCGCAGCATTTCCAGATCGCGAAAGCCAGGTCATCCAGCGCCTTCGTGGACATCTCCTTGTCGTCGTAGACCTGCACGTCCACATGCAGCACCGCCCCGCGTTGCGCCCGGCATCCGAAGTCAGACCCGCCGACGAAGACCAGCACGATTACCGGGAACTTCGTGTCCTCCGGCACCTGGTAGCCGGTGAATATCGCAGGCTGATCCGCTTCCCCGTCCGCAAACCGGTACTTGGCCAGCGCGTTCGCAATGGTCGAATCAGCCAACAGCAGTTGCCGGATAACGTTTTTAATCACGGTCATTTTCTCCTCAGCAACATGCGGCCGTCCTTGGTTTCTTCCAGCTTCAACCCCGCAAAGAACTGCGGAAACTTGCTCATCGCGGCCAGCATCGCCGGACGCATGAACGGACGCTTGACCTTTCCAGTCTTCTTGTTTAGGCCGAACTCGTGCATCCGCCCGTACCAAGCCACGGTAGTGGGGCCGACCACGATTGAGCCGACCTTGGTGCGGGCATGGGTGATACTGTTCCTGAGCGTCTTGCTCTGCGCATGGGGAGGATCGCCGTCCCTGCTCGCTATCACCCACTGCTTCAAAGCGCTGTTGTAATAGGCATACGGGCTGCCCTTGGCGCTCTTGCTTTTCCCCCCTTGCTTCATTGACCGTTTTGCTTCTCTCTCTATGGCAAGCGCACATTTATTAAGCGGCTCAATCGACGCCTCCTTGACCGCCCCCCTGACGGCCTTCGCGTCCAGCCACGTCGAGCACTTCATGGTTATCATCGTTACCCCTTGATCTGCGCCCTGACCGACGATAAGCCCAGATTGAGTTCGTCCTTGGTCGCGAACTTCGCAACGCATTCCGCCTTACGCTCGCCCGAAGATACCGCCAGCTTTCCGATGCTCTCGTGTACCAGCGAAATCTTGTCGAGAATCTTCTGGTCTGATTCCCCCGAAGCTCTCCGATCTGCCTTGAGTTCGTCGAATATCTTGTCCATCGCCGATTCGACAGTGCTGATGCGCTTGTTCAGCATGGCCCAAATCACCCCCACCAACCCCGTGAACGCCACGAACACCATCCCAAACGCCCACATCACCACCGAGCCATCAACTTGCATCGCCTACTCCCCTTGTTGTTTGTCTTTCAGCGCTTTGACCAAAGCCCTGAAATCGTCTTTGTGAATCAGGACGTAGCCCCCCACGTCCTTTTCCGTAACGATGTCCGTGCCAACCACCCCCACCTTGACCGGTTTGTTCGTGGCCACCCACAGCGCGCCGTTCGCCTCCTCCGGGTACGGCGTCACGCTGACCCGGACAATCTCAGTCTGTTTGTGAGTCGCCCAACACCCCGCCCCACTTGCGCAGCAGGTCATTAGCAGCAGGGGCAGGGCGAACGCTCTCAGCCGCAAGCTGAGGTTTTGCCACCGTGACCGTGACCGTTTCCACCGGCTGACTGATCCAGAATTTGAGAACATCTCCCAGCACCCCCGTAATGATCTGAATAATCGGACTCAGCGCTGCCAACAGCGCCGAGGACATTACTCTTCCTCCGTAACTGCCGCCTCTTTCATCGCGGTCGCGATCTTCACCTCTTCGGCCTTGACCTTGACGTTAGTCCGGCTCTGGATGTATCCGGCGTCGATGCCGAACTTGTAGACCACTGACGAGATGCTCAACACCAGGCCGCCGATAAGGTATGCCTGGTTGCTTTCGCCCACCACGCCGCCGATCTGCGCCATGACCTGCGGGCCGAACGCCACGATAGCGCCGAGAATCATCCCGACCGTGCCCCACACACTAGCGCTCTTCGTTCGCGCGTACTCGGTGGTTTCGGCTCCTGCCTTGACCGCTTCCGTTACCTTTTCTTCTGCCATGACTTTCTCCTTCTCATTCCTTGATCTCGATCTCATCCATGACCTTGACATCCTCACGGGCGTCAACGCCGACAATAACCAATTCGTTTCCATGAACCTCGAACGCGCCCCAAATGGTCACGCCTTCGTCGAACGCGGTAAGCGTCCCACCCTGTCCGTCGCTGGTTCGCGTCGGCCGGTAGCGCGTAAAAGGCGTTTTCATCCGATGCTCGCTTTCATTCTGTACTTGCGCAGCCTCTTGGCGATGTCACTCACGTCCAGCCCCTGCCAGTCGTAGCCGTGGCCGGCCGCGCTCTGGTGTCCCTTCCCGCCCCGGTTCGTATACCCACGGTAGACCAGGTCGAGAATCGCGTGTCTTATTCCCACAGGGACGCTGTTTGAGTCGTATCCAGCGTCATAGGTGACCCGCCACCGCTGGATACCTCGCCCCCACAAAGTCCCATCGGTTTCACTGAGAATGCGTATCTTGGTATGCTTCCAGCCGGTTGTCGCTTCGTTATCGTTCTCGGTGTCGAGGATGCCGGTCACGCTGTTAATCGGCCGCTTCGTCGGCATTAACTCCAACTCCCCGCCGTCGAGGTCTTCCGTGATTTCGCCCTCGCCGTCGTGGAAATAGATGCCGGTCTCGTCGCTCACGTATTCCTCGGCCGAGTCGATCAACACCTGAATGATGTCGTCTTCCTCGGAGTGGGAAATCTGGAGGTACTTCTTGGCCACTGCCAGCGTCACGAGAGACATTCGTAGTCCTCCAGGTCCTCAGACTCGTCGGCAGTGAAAATTTCGTATTCCATGCCAGTAATCGTTTCAGGCACAGCGGCAAGGATAGTAGCTGGTTCTGCCGCCACCACCTGCTCCACCTTCGCCGCATCATCGACGATCTCGACCAGTCCGCAGGCGACATAACTCCGCGCCTCGTGCTCCGGCATGATGTCCTGATCGCCCCTGGCTCTCCGGATCGCCTCCCCCTTGCGAAAGAGATTCCCCGTCTGCAACCACTTCACCAGCATTTCCTTCATGACTTCCCCTTCCTTACTCGAATGCCAACACCCCGCAAAGGTGCCGTTCCTGACCTTCGGTGAAAGTAATTTCGCCGTAAGGGGCAAACTCCTCGCGCAACTGCTCCTCGTCTTTCCACCCTATCAGGTGTCCGTCATGCTTCTGCTGCGACGGCGAAGGAAGGCCGCGGGGAACGCTGAAAATAAGCCGGTGCCGAGTCATTTCCACGATCTTCCGCAGCACCACATGGAGGTTTTCCCGGGAAAAGTGCTCCAGCACCTGGAATGCACACGTACTGCCGAAGGCCTTCGCCCACTGCGCGGTGCCGAGTTTGAGAATATCAGCCCTTACAAAGAGGCGGGAGGGATACCGTTTCCGCGCTTCCTCCACCAACCTCTGCGATATATCCATCCCCATGTAGTGAATCTGTTCCGGCAGATACTTGCAGAACTCACCGAAAGCGGGGCCGATCTCAAGCACAGGGCCACAGACTGACCCAGACGCGATTTCGTATTCCATCGGCCGGTCGCGGTAGTCCTGGTTTTTCTGGTAGTTGGGCACCATGCTGTCCCACCACTCGCTGCTATTGATGACTCTCGCCATTTCCGATCCTTTCAAAAGCCTTCCTGACCAACTCCGGCAGTTCCCAGTTGACCGCCTTTATAACCCCGTCGCCGCAGTCACCGAGCTTGCCGTTCCATTCGTGCCACGCCTTCCTGCGCGCGCGTCTGGCCGCGTCGTCGCCGTCCCGCTTGATATAGAACTGGTGCTTGCTGTCCATCAAATCCGGCGGTAGAACATGGCCAAGGTGATAGATGCGGCAGTCGGGACACTTTTTCACCGCATCGACAGTCTGGTTCTTATGCGACAGCGCGTTATCGTTGGAGTCATAGGCCATACAGTGCTTCTTGAAGCGATATGACCCGCGCCAGATTGACCACCGGTAATGCCAGTGACGGCTTCCCCGTGACAGCGGTTCCCCCCACCTGAGCATTCCGGGAGCGTCCACCACGTAATGCTCTGCGTCGTGCCAGAAATGCACCCAGGTCGGACAGCCGAAGTCGATGTCCTGGGCGATCCACCTGTCCAGTCCGTCGAAGATTTCGTCCGCGTCCACAATCAGCATGTAGTTGCCAGTCGCGTGGCGTCCGCACCAGTCGCGCATTTCCAGCTTGTCCTTCCACAGCGGACGCGTTTCCAGGAGGATCTTCTTCTCAGGGTCAGGGAAAGACCGGATCAACTCCAGCGAGTTATCCGGCGGCACGTCTTTCCACAGTTCGGTCGGCCCGTGCGCGATAACGATCTGATCCACGTGCGGGTACACGCTCGCAAGCGCTTCCTGTACGGTCGGCCCGTAGTAGCAAATCATCTGAGCCGTGACCGACTTCCGACTGGTGGCCAGGTATGGCAGGCTGTCAACCGCCTTGACCATCGCCTCATGCCCCCACGCGGCAATCGCGTCTTCCGTGCCAGCCTCGACCACATCCCGGATGTCAGGTTGCGCACCCTCGCTGTCTTTCCCCAGGACGCTTTCCGCCGCCTGCTTGACCGTTAGCTTGTAGTCTTCCCGGTCGCCCCACTTGGCATATAGCAGGCTGTCACCGTAGATTTCACGCAGCACCGGGAGGTCGTATACCACGCAGGGAGCGCCCGAACACAGCGCCTCCATCGGCACCATCCCCGCGCCCTCGAACAAGCTGGGCGCCAGAACTAACGCCGCGTCACGCATAAGCGTGTACTTGTCCACGTCCGTTACCTGTTCCAGCTTAACCACCTTGTGCAAATCGGTGCTTTTCACCGCCTCCGGGGGCTGGCCGATCATCATCAAGTCGAACGCAAACGGCAATTCCATCACCGCCTCGATCGCCACGTCGCCGCCCTTGTACTTCGCGCTTCTCGCGCTCCATACCGCATACGGACGCGGGTGCGCGGGAGAGGTAATATTCCTGCTCAGTTCCAGCGCGTAGGTATTGACCGCAGGCAACAGGACGCCGATAGGACAGGATCCGTCTTTCCCCATCCACTCGCGCAGGTACTTGGCCGATTCCAGACTGTTGGCAATCAGGTAGTCGGCATGACGGAACACTTCCCGTGTGTTCGGCATGGCCTTGGCGTACTCGGGAGCGAATTTCTCCACCCAATTCGGCGTCTCGAAGTTGATGCACACAAACGGCACGTGCGGGTTGCTTTGCTTCCAATCAACCGCCTTTTCGCCGTACTTGCCCTTGCAGTCGGTGATAATCACGTCCAGGTCGGCAGGGACTTTCTCGCCTTCCATTACGATCCGCAGCCGCGGATGTTCCGGGTAATCGCGCTTCCACTTCGGCAGCGCGTCCGTAATCAGGTACACGTCCGCCCCGAGTTGCGCCAGTGCAAGGCCGATCTGGTACAGATGCACCCGCCCGCCCGAGTAGTGCTGGCTTGTGATAAGCCATATACCTACTCGCTTTACACGTTCGTAAGACCCGGCCGGGCTGGATACTTTGAGCTTCTCCCGATACGAAGTTTTCCACGACCCGATCACTCCTTTGGCTATCAGCCGTTCGGCATCGACGCGGGTCATGACTTCAACGATTTCGCCCACCGCCTTGCGCACTTTCGTGCCGGTTTGAGTGGTGAAATCGTGTTCTTTCAATACACGGTAAAACATGCCGCTCCTCCCTCCTTCGGGTTGAAGGCTTACTTGCCTTCCTCTTCCGTCACGACATCCAGGTCTTCCCGGCTCAACCGGCGGTATTCGGCTTCGTCGCCGTCCAGCTTGACCCTGACCTCGTCGTTCCCGCAGACCTTGACCACGGTGCCGTAGCGGATTTCGCCCTTGTAATCGGCCATGACGCGGATGCCTTCGGTCAGTCCCTGTTCGTCGCCAGTTCCTTCGTTGCCGGATTCGTTGGCGTCCACGATCTCGTTTTCTACCTGCTCCTCCGCTTCGGTCTGGCCAGACCTGATCTTGACTATCGCCTCATCCAGCGAACACCCGTCACGCTCCATGACGAGCGAAATGCAGTCGTTGGCTTCGTTTCCGGCAATGCCCTTATCCAGCGCCAGGAGTTCTATTTTCCCGGCATCGTCCAACAGATGGAGCGAACCGCGCAGTCGCATGATCGCCTCTTCCAGCGGCATCGCTTCGCCGGTCTTCTGGTTCGGGTGCGTGTACTGCTTGACCTTGGCGTGACAGGCCGCATAGGTAAGACCGGTCTCCTTGGCCAGCGCGGAGACAGTCGCCTTGTATTCCGCGTCCTGATCCGGCTGCCTGACTTCATCCGCCAGCTTTGGCAGCTTCTGCTTGCCCCTGACCACCGCCTTGTCCCGGAGAAGGCTTTCCGCTTCCTCCCTGAGTTCGATAAACACGCGGTCGCCGCGTTTCTGCCGTATAACGGCATCCCCGAGTTTCCGCGCAAAAGGTTTAACCGCCGTATACCATCCCATGATCGCCTCTTTCTTCCCCCTTCGTCTGATTCAAAATCGTTCCGGGATGGGAGCGAAGGAGGCGAACCCCCACCCCGGAACAGCCCTGTCGCTAGCACAGGGCAATCACTCAGCTGCCAGCGCCGACGAGGATGTCGAACGCCCGCTCGAACATCGGGCGACCACCGGCCAGCGCGTCGATGCGGTAGGCGATACCGCCCTTCTTGAACTCCGCATGTTCGCTTCTGGCGATGACGATTTCCTCTTCGATGCAGAACCAGTAATGCTGGAGATTGCCGAAGATGATGTCGCCGGGGTTGCCGATGCTGGAGCAACGGGTGTTGACGAACCACGGATAGTTCAGCATCCGGTCGAGGGGGCCGCTGCCGACGCTCTGGCTGAAGATCGGACGGCCAAGGGTATCGACCGTGCCTTCCAGCGCCTGGAGAACCGTGTCATCCATGAACCAGGTGGCGCCGGAACGGTGGTGCGGCAGGACAGCGTGTTTCATGAAGTTCAAGTCGGCATACGCTACCGCGCCAGCGGTGCCGCGCGCGGTGGTTCTGATCCCGTCCGCCATGCGGATGCCGAGAGGCATCTTGACGCCGGTGCCGTGCATGATCGCGTAGTCGAACTTCGCGGTCATGGCCTTGCGGAGCTTGTCCACCAGTTCGCCCTCGAAGTCCCACCGGGAGCGGCCAAGCAGCACCTTGGTGAAGCTGGTGTACGCCTTCAGCGGGTGGCAGTTGATGGTGATGCGCTCGACTTCCATTTCGGTATCGGGCGCGTCGGTTTCCTCGTCTGTCCATTCGACTTCCACGCCGCCGAATTCGTTTTCATCGTCCTGTACCAGGCGGGTCTCCACGAGGGAGCCGCCGGTCACGGGCTTCTTGGTCACCCGCATGAACAGGCTCGGTTCTTCGCTCGGCAGTTGCAGAATCTGCGTCCCGTAGTCCGGGTACAGCAGGTTTGCGCGGCCGCCCTGAATATCCGTGTCATGGGAGGTCATCGGCAGCGCCTTCCGGAACAGGCCGGGGAACATCTTGTCCATGATCCTGCCGGGAATGACTGCCACCGGCCCTTCGCTGTTCTTGGACAGGTCTTTATTGCTCGGCTGGAGCACGTCAAGCGCACGGTCACCCATGCCCTTGGTGCCGCTCTGGACGAACTTGAAGAACAGTTCCTCCTTATCCATTTCCTTGCGCTGATAATCCTGCGCTTCGGCCTTGATCTTTTTCAGCATCTTCTCGTAAGCGTCTTCGGTGCCGGAGCCGCCACTGCCATCATCACCCTGCCCGCCGGAAAGATTGGTGCCGTCCGGGGGAACAGCCTTGGTCATGGCTTCAGCGTCACCCATGAGGTCGCCCAGGCGTTTGTTCTGCTTGGCCTCCTCGACCGCCGATTCAAGCTGATCCATCAAGCCTTTCAGTTCCAGCTTCTTGGATTCGTAAGCCCGGAGAGCGGTCGCGTGTTCGTCCTTGCCCTCCTCGCCCTTGGCGGACGCGGATTCGACCTGGCCTTTGATGGTTTCCAGTTCGCCCTGCGCTTTCTTGCACAGGCCCTGCAACCCTTTCAGGTCTTTGCCTACCATGACCGGTCCGATAGCGAACAACGGCAGCATCCCGCCCAGCGACAGCGCGCCAGCAGGATCGGCCACCATGCCGATACCGATAAGGCAGGCGAAAACTGCGAGAATTGCGATGATTCCGAAGTACATTGCGCCACGTTTACGATTCTTTTTCATTTTGAACTCCTCAAACTTGGTTAAAAATTTGCGCTATCTCCACTTCCAACAGTGCCAGGCTTGCGCGTGATTCCTCAACGTCCGCCTCCATCCGGTGCATGTCGGGCTTGCCGACCTGCGGCTTTTTGGAGTCGTCCGCGCCATCCTCACCCTGCGCCTTGCGGCCTGGTTGCCCAGGTGCTTCGGCGGCCGGTGCGAGTACGGCCAACTTCACGCTCAACAGCTTGGCTTCAACAATGCGGCCGTCGTCTTGCTTGACCGCCTCGTATTCCACAGTTATCTCGGGACCATTCTTCCCGACCGGTTCGAATACCACCGGGAAGCGCCCTTTCGCCCTGTCTGATATGGTCTTGCGGAAGGCGTCTTCGGGCAGAGTCAGCGCCGACGCCTTGAAGATCGCCGTCTTCACTTCCCGCTGCTCCTCGCCTTCCTCTTCCGGCTTGTTTTTCTCCCACCCGTCGCGCAACGCTTTACGCATCTCCTCGGTCTCCGAAGACTCCAGCGCCTTGGCCAGCGCCTCCGGGTTAGCCGGAACCGGCACAGCCGACAACTCGACCACCTCAGCCTCCAGCACATGGAAGCCAAGCAACTCGCTCGGCATGTTGGGAGTGGTATCGTTCGGCTCGATCCGTTCCCACCGCTTGGGCAGGAAGCCGATGCTCCATGCGTTTAGATAGCCACCCGCGTAGAGCTTGAAGACCTCAAGCCCGAAAGCCGTTTCCGCGAACTGCACCACCGCATCCACCTGACTCGGCCTTGCCTTGACGCTGAGTACCTTCCCGACCGGAGGCTTGGACATGTCGTGCGCCCACAGCACCACGGGATTTTTCAGAAAGTTGGCAAAATCCAGTCCGCGCGATTCGATAATGTCGCCGTCGCGGTCGCGCTTGGTCGTGGTAATCACGACCTCCAACGTCCGCTCTTCCATATTCAGAGCCTTCGTCTCCACCGAATAAACCGGCGCCCTGGACAGATTTCCCAAAATACCTTTCGCCATTTCGTTACCCTCCAAACAAGCCCGTTGGGGCTGGAAACGAAAAAAGGACGCCTGCGGGAGTGCGCCCGCACTGGCGTCCTTACTTCGAGCCCACGACTTTAAGGATGATCAGTCCCCTGTCGCTGCCCCATTGAGCTATGAGTGTTATCTAAAAGCTATTTAATCTCCTCGAAGACAATCCCGTTATCTCCGGCATAAGGCTTCTTATGACTCACCTTGCCGGTGAGAATATCTGTTGGAATCCCATCTGGAAAGGCCGCGCATCGGCGCTTACTGCAATTTGCGCTGTCATGGTGTTTGCACAGAAAACATTCTGGCCCCCAAAGCGGCCTATCATCAATGATATATTTAAGTCTTTCAATGTCGTCTGTCATTTAATCGCCGCCTTATATTTCAGGTTATAAATCTCTGCCAATATCTTTACTACCTCATGAATGGAATTTCTCGTGGCATCATCGATGCTGACTTCTTTTGCCTGCACTCTTTTAATAGCAAGTATCTTCTGCTTTTCCATTTCGATATTGTATGTCGTTTGTATATCCATTGCCATTCTAAGCCGTTGTGCCGCTGGCGATTTTGGAAATTCCAGTTCATAAATGGAGCCGTCTTTCCCGACTACAATGGCCTTCTTTTCCCCTCGCATGATTCCGCCGGAAATATCCTCTATGCTGAATGAACATGAACTCGGGTGGTTATGGATCGTGATAGCGCCCCTGCACTTCTTCGATTCTTCCAAGGCCAACTTCACGCCCGAATCAGTCCCGGTAGTTGCGGATACCACCTTTCCTGATTTGTCAAGAATGAACTGCCGCTCATAATCAAGATGCCTGATTTTTTCGCAACAGTCATCAATGCTTCTCTGTAAGGGGTCGTTATCACCGGATTCAGGGGAAGCGCTTTCCCTGTTAGTCCGGCGGCTTTCATCTTCCGGAGATAATCTCGCCGAATCGCTCAGCGTCGTCAAAACCGGCAACAGCACACACGCGCAATTCGGATGCAGCGGAGGGTGACTGATTTCGTGCGGCAGTTTCATGCCTTTTAATTCTTTGGTTCCGTCCTCCCCCTCCAATTCAACCCCGAACTCGTCTCCCTCCCGCCAGAACGGATCGTCTACCCCTACCTTAACGCCGTCCATTGCCCGGCACCAGGGACATACCGAATCGTCTTCGCTGGTCATCCATTCGAGAACAGTCACCCCCATTTTCTTGTACTCGGTGCGTATCCCGCTGTTGAACGCCCAATTCGTATCCGTGTAGGCAATCATGCGCGCGCGGGAAGCGGTAAAGCCGGGAAGCGTTTCCCTGAGCCTGTCCGCGATCTCCCGCGGCGTCATGCCCTGCTGCTTTTCCTCGTCCCAATACTCGCGAGCCTCTTTCCAAACGCGCTCAATTTTCGCGGCCTGCTTCTTCGTGGAGGCGCTGGCAACTTCCTTCAGCCAGCCGTCAACCGGCGTCTGGTACTGCGCGATAAGGAAGTCATTTTTCCCGGCGCCAATGTAAACCGGTTTGTCATCTTCCCAGCCGGGAACCGCGACCGCAGTCGCCGTCACGCTTTTGGACATGCCGAGTTCTGCCCGCGCCTGCTTGCCGCCCTCTACCGCGACATAACCGAGAACTCCGCGCTGACTGTCGATCCACCATTCAGTCCACCGGTCGAGTGCGTCCAACGCCAGCGGAGGCTTACCGGATTCAACCCGCTTGATCGCCTCCGCGTTCATCCGGTTCAACGCCGACAGAACGGCCGACCTGACCTTCGATGCCAGGCGCTTCACCTTCGCACCACGCATCAAAGGAAGCGGGCTGCTGCGAAGGCTTTTTATCCTGACTGGTATATCCAGCATGACTCTCATGGATTCGTCGGCCTTTCCACTCTTTCCAGCAACAGAGTCTTCGTCGCCGCTCCAGGCATACGGGTAATACCGGTCACGCGATAACGCGCAGTGACCGCATCTGTAGATTTCGGGCGCCCGCTCAGAATGTTACTCGGTAAGCTGTAAAGCGTTCCCACCTTGCTGACCGCGCAGACGTAATACAGCGAACCGTTTTGCAAACTGGGGATAACCACGTTCCCGCTTTCCGTGGCTTTCAGCGATTCACTCGGCGCAGTCCATTCCCCTGCCGCCGTGCGGAAGAGGAGATAGGCGGGATCGTCCGCGTCATTAAGCTGGACATCGACCGTAAGTTGTTCGTCGCCTTCGGTGAGTAAAAGCAGTCCGGGGGAATCAGGCGTCGCGCCTGCCCCGGCATACTCGCCAACGTCGTCGATGCCGAATTCGACGCCAAATTTGACGTTGGCAGGCACAAGGTTATCATCGTTATAGTCGCCACCGGCAGACTTCAACACTTGGCTGGCTGTATGGGATTCCTCTATCGCGGTGCCGACTATGGCGCCGCCAACGCCAGCTGTCACACCCGCGAGAAGATTTGCCGGGGTGATGTTGCCGACCTGATACAACCCGCCGGTGTAGCTGCTGATGATCGATTCCCACGGCACGGCGGCCTTGAACTCGATCCAGTCGCCTTCCTGCGAATTGCCAGCCAAATCCCAAGCGGTTAATTTCCACCAAGTCGGTTCCCCAAGCGTGAAATTCAAGTCATGGAATTCGTCAATCGTGTCAGCGTCGCCCTTGATCCAAAGGTTGTCCGTACTGGTAGACCACGATCCATCGGCTTGCATGAAGTATTCGACATCATCGACCCAAACGCTCAAGCTCATTCCGGCATAGCCAACACCGCCAACGTTATCGTGGCCGTTGATCCCGGCTACGAACATGATGCGCGCGCCTTCGTGCTCCTCTAAACAACTGGTCACCCCTTCTGCCGCTTCCGGTGGGGTTGTATCAGGCAGATATGCCTCGCAAGAATATGAATCAAATAAGTCGCTTGTGGTCGTAGGCGTGAAACGTACTTTATGATACCGGTAGCGTTTGCCGGTGTTTGCCAGCCCCTGCAATTGCACAATGGTGTATGCCCCATCCCAGTCAGCCCCGGTATTAACCGCTTCCTTGGTTGCCCACCCCTGCGATGCAACGTAATCAGCAACAGAATGCACAACGGCAGGCGAACCGGTGACGTTCTGCGCAGCGGTGTCATTTTTCCATGAACTGGCCACACCCGCGTCTTCCGTGAACGTGCCGCTGTCATGGACAAGCGCTTCGAAGTATGGCAAATAATACGCCGTCGGAACGGTATAGGTCGAGGGAAGTTGCGAATTATAAAACCGGAAATCCGCCATCGTACCGCGAAAAACACTAGCAGGTGCCACTTCAATTACTGAAAAAATGGAAATGACACCGTCCGGCGCAAGTAATTGGCCAACACCAGCCACAGCTAAAGCTTGGACGCCGTCAACGGAAATTGTCATTGTGCCACTACCGGCAGCAGCAGACCCATAGGTATAACGTACATGATGCCACGTATCAGCCGTAATGACAGCGCTGGCAGTGCCGGTATTTATGGTGCCGCCAGCGCCGGAACAATATATCCAAAGTTTTCCGGAATCGCACCACGTGCTCAACATTCTACGGCCAGTGGTATACCGACCGAATAAAGCATTTACCCCGGCCAGTTCCGCTGCTGTAAACTTTACAAAAAAGTCGACCGTCCAATAATTTTGCCAGGCGTTATCCTGCGGAGTAGTACAAATATTTGTGCCGTCGCCCTTGGTGGCGTATGTACCGGGGAACTTTCCGGCAACCTGAGTCAAGGCGCTGCTGCGCGTTCCATTTACGCCGACCAGACCAGTACCGATTAACGCTGTTGCGCCTGTCGCCTCTTCCATTCGGTAGGCGCGCCAGGCAGAAACATGCTTCAGGCTATCCCCGGAAAACTCGCAGTTTTCGGTGAGGGGCGTTATTTTTGTCGACCCTGCCCAAGTAACCATTATTGACGTTTCCCATTGATAAGGGTTATTGATTTACCGTTGGCTCTAATAACTGTGACGTGGTACCAAACGCCGACAGCAAGCTTTCTGAGATCCAGCTTCATCCCTTTTTCCTCAGCATAAGCGACAGCGTAAACACGATGATGCAAAACACCACGAACAGGCTCAGGCTTAACATCCTGACGGCGACTGTTGTCATTTCACTATCCCTCCGGTTCCCATTCAGCGCAGGCGGTCTTGACCCCGAGAATCGCCGCGCGCAACCGCTTCATGACGTTCGCCGGAATCAACTCCGAGGTATTGACGTTCTGGCTCGACAGGATCGCAACGGCGGTCGCGAAATACAGCTGGTAGTTCGCCGGAATCCGCACGGTCAACTGAGCGCAGATTTCGCCGGTCGTGAGGCTGATCGCGTTCCCGGTCTCCAGAAAAGTTTCTATCTCGGCCGCAATTTTCCCAACGGCCTGAACCGTCTCTGCCGTGCTCTCGGTTCTCGCAAAGGCCACCGTACCGGCCAAGTCAGCCGCCCCGCGCAAGGCGCTCCGCTGTTCATTCAGCGTCACGCTCTCGCTGTTGCAGCCCGTCGCCAGAATCATCACCGCCATCGCCAGAATCGCCATCGCCTTCTTCATTGCCATTCTCCTTGCCTTCATCGTTTTCCTCGTCGCCCCACCCTTGGGACGTGTCAGTGCCGCCAACGCTCTCTTCCTGACCCGGTTTGTAATGCGTCATCCCCATCGGGATCAGGTACATTCCCTCCAGCTTCGGGTCGGGAGTAAGTCCGAGCCGCTCCCGTCCCTCATTGATCTGCATCACGCCGCCGGTAACGCTCGTAGACACGACCGTCGCGGTCTTGGTCATATCCTCCTGCAACGCCTTGACGCCGCTCATATCGTGGCGCAGTTCCAGCGTGTCGTCATACCCCTCATTCGTCACCAGCCCGCGCGTGAGTGCGTAGGCGCTATGCAGCCACAAACTGGTCATGGTCGTGCGGAAAAACACCTGCTCTGCCGCTTCGAGATTAGGCGACGACAGCGGGCTGTTCTCCTGCGCCACCCGCGCGTGAATCAGCAATGGAGGCACACCGAATGCGGCCGCAATATGCGACTCCGACATCGACGACAGTCCCGGCCAGTCGAGGTCTTTCAGCGGCGCCACCATGTCCACGCCAGACCCCTTGCCCCACAGCATCAAGGGACTGCCGCGCTTCCCGTGGCCGATAGTGCTTTGCAGCACAGCCTTCAATTCCTCGCGTTCTTCCGGGGTGAATTCCTCTTCCTGCCGGATAATCATTCCCGGCACTTTCAGGTTATTCAGCATCTCGACCATGTAGTTGGCGCGTTCGGTGTCGAGCTTGTAATCCTGATAACACGCATGGAGCGGCCCCACGCCGTCAAGAAAGTTCGTTGGGTCGATGAACCGCACGTAGGTCATGTCCTGCACCGGGACGTTTATCTTGTCATGCCCACCCGGAGCCCGCACTTCAAAATGCGATATGATCCGGCGCTTCTCGTTACGGCGCTGCGTTGCGCTTCCTTCAATTTTGCCCAGCGGCACGACCTTTACCCAACTGGTCGGAATAGGCCAAATCTCAGCCACTTCGCCCCGCGAGTCCCGGAACTCCCACAGGAAGCTTTTGCCGGTCAACAGCAAGTGGCTCAGGTGGTACTCCATCAACTCGGCGTAGCTCAGCATCGCGTTTGGCCGGTACAGGACATCCAACACCGGGTGCGCCTTCTCCGCCTTGAAGCCGTTCGCGGTCTCGTGACCGATCTGTATCGGGGCGGCATGGAAGCTCGTGCATATCAGCCTGACGCAGGCGTAGATGATTGCATGGGTCTTGTAGACCGCCTGCCGTTGCGCGTCGTCAATGCTGCCCCAAATCTCCTCGGCGCTGGAAAAACTACGGTCGCCCAACATCACTTCCCAACTCGCATTGAGCGGTCCAGAACGGCCGGTAGCCTCGGCTTTGCGCCGAAGCCCCCGTAATCCTGTCTTGACCATCCACGAATAAAACCCCATCCCGCCCCCCCTATACCGTCGCTATGCCAGCGCCGCGCGCCTTGGTTATCTGGTCGTACACCGCCACCACGAGGCTGTCCACCTGGTCATCGTGCTTGCCAGAGGGGAATGCGAGGAACTCCTTCTCCCATTCCTCTTTCCACGCCCCCTTGACCGCGTAGACATTCCCTGCCTCGAAGATCGGCTCCAGCACACTCGCCCTGGATACCTTGTCGTGTTCCGGCTGCACCTTGCGCACCACGGCGATCCCCCGCAGGTTCGAGCGGACGCGGTTGTAGGTGTCCACGTATCCGCCCACGGCTTCGATGTTCACCCTGGCGCAACCGCGCGCGACATCGGCTTTGGCCGCATCCTCCATGCGGCTGTCGCGTTTGAGCGCCGACCACTGGCCGCGCGCCACATCGCGGAGATACAGCCGCCGGGTCTTGGCGTCGAACGCAGCCAGCGTCCCGACCGTGTAATCCGGATCGTCTTTCATGCGTTCCTTCTCGGTCGAGGCCAAATCCCACCCGCGCCGCCATTGCAGTCCAGCAGGCAATTCCCGTTCACTGATCCAGTTCGTGAGGTCTGCCCGGAGCAAATTGCCCTGTCGCGGGGCCGGGTCGTTCTGGAAGAGAGACTGCCAGGCATACACGCCAAGCGCCTTCTGCGACTCGTAATAAGCCTTGGGAAAGCGTTCCGTAAACAGGTAGGAACCGTCCGCATTCTGAGCCGGGAAACGCACTACCTTGAATTTCGGGAAGTCAGGATTTTTTGCGTGTTCTTCGATGATGCGACCTGCCAGATCGTCCACGTGCCAGCGCGTAGCCACGATGATGAACGCATGAACCGGGGCGCGGCGCGTCCACAGGTCGCTCTTGAAGCTGTCCCACTGGTGGTCGCGGATCGCCTGGCTTTCCGCCTCCTGCCGGTTTTTCAGGTAGTCGTCGATGATGAAAACGTGAGCGCCCTTGCCGGTGATCGATCCGCCCAGGCCGACCGCGTTGACCTTGCCCTTATGATCCTGCACCGTCCAGAAGTTCGCCTTCTGGCGTCCCGGCTTAAGGTTGAAAAGTGGAGCCGTCTGCCTGAAGCAATTCAGGCCGTCAATGCTCAGTTCCAGCGCCAACTCCGCCGAGTAAGACGCCAGGATGATCTCGTGATCCGGATGCCCACCTAAATACCACGGCGAAAACCTGCGGCTAAAAACATCGCTTTTGCCGTGGCGAGGCGGGACATTCACGATGACGTAATAGCATTCGCCGCGCTCAACCGCTTCGGTCGCCAGCTGGCACTCCCTGATCAACGCATGGGTATGCCTGCCGTAGACGTACGGCTTCTCCGGCTCGTACATGGCAAAGAACGAACCGAAGTTCTCCCGGATCGACAGGAGAGCCTCGGCCTGCAATTTGTGTTCGCTCGCCTTAGTCGTCATCGTCACCAGCACCAGCAGCAGCGCCGTCGTCACCAGACTGCGCAACCTGCCGAGCCGCAACGATCCTGCGCAACTCATCATTCGACATCTCCGTCAACGCACTTCCCGTAACGCTGATATTGCTCTTCTCCGGCGCGTCCAGCCCGAGCAAGCGCGAACGCCTCTCCGAAACCTTCAACCACCGGTCAATCGCCCCGCAATCGCCTTCCAGCACCTTGTTGGCAATCGCGTTCATCGCCACATCCAGCCGCTGCAACTCCAGACTGCGGAGGTGGTCTGTCTTCGCTTTCTCCAGTTCGTTCAATTCGGCGAGGGCCTTCTGCAAATCCAGCCGCGCCGTTTCGTGGCTGCAACCGATCTTGTCGGCGATCCGCCGCAGACTCGCCCCGAGCAAACGCATATCGAGCACCTTCTGCCGCCGCTCCTTCGCCCGCAGTTGCTCTTTCGATGTCGGTTTGTCGGCCAGCCTCTGCATGTCAATTTCCTATACGGTCAACGCGGTCAAAATTCTGGAGCGCCGGGATGGAGTCACACCACCCTCTTTCATCTGGTAGATGATTGCATCGATCTCTATGCTTCCGGCGCGTGTTCGTTTTCTCTATCTTTCCCATAAGCCTTTATCTTTATCCCCCGCCACCAGGGTTGTATCTCTCCCCCCCTCCGTAGGTTCCCCCCCTCTCACTTTTTTTGAGCCTCATCAGGGACGATGTACCCCGGCAGTTCGTCCATATGCTTCTCCACGACTTCCAGCATGAGCATGATGACCGTGGCGACGTTCTTCACGTTAGTGGCCTGCTTGACGGCTTCCAAAGTGTCAAGGAACCGGTCGTAATCGCCGAACCGCGCCAGATATGCCTCGTCCCCCCGCACCCGGTCGAGGGCTTCCCCGGTCACTGCCGCAAGCCGATCCGCCTCCTCGGGCAGGAACACGAAAGCCACCTGCCGATACTCCAGCGGGATTTCCGACAGCGGCGGCAGGCTCAATTTTTCCATCTTCTCCAGCGTGGTGTCGTCGAGGCCGCTGTAGTAGCGCAGGTCAACGTCCTGGATTTCCTCGTACAACTCCCGGAGTGTCTGCAAGTCGTCCTGCCCGGATATGGCGTTGTGGCTGAGGATGGTCGCCACTTCCTCGCCCCGGCTCATCGGCTCTTCGCGGTACAGTATCAGCACCTCCGCGATGCCCGCTTCCTGCGCGGCCTTCACCCGGTGGTTGCCGGAAAGAACCCGGTAGCGGTCGCCGACTTTCAGGCAGAACGGAACAGACGACAACTCGCCGTCTTTCCGCAGGTTTCCCACAAGGTTCGTGAATTGCTCGTTGGTCATGTACCGCGCGTTCTTTTCCAGCAATTCCAGCCGGTCAATCGGCACGACATCGACCTTGAACTTCCCGCCGCGTCCGTTTACGCGGCCAAGACGTTCGCGTGATTCAGCATCCACCATTCCATCCCTTCCTGAAGAGTCCACTTCCCGGCCTGAGCCGTGTAATTGAGTTTGCCTTCCTTCCGCGCCGCCAGATCGAACATGCCGCGATACTTCATGCTTACCGGTCTGTCCGTGAATGCCGTCGTCCCGATACTCCTGACCCGCATCCCGAACGCCTGCTCCAGCGCCACCCGCACCTCAGTGCTCAGCACCGCCGCCAGAATCAGCTTGCTCAGGCGCTTGTGCGGGTTCGGCCTGACGCAAAAGTCCGTCATCATGTAGGCGTCGCACCAGTTGCCCAGGTAGTTGGATTTAGAGAAGCCGATTGCGCCGATCAATTTCCCGTCGGCGAGCACCGCGAAATTGCACTGCGCCCCGGCCGGGACGATCTTCGGCGAGAGGTACATGCTGCGAAGCTGATTCATCACCGCCTGGCTGATCTCCACCAGCTTCAACGGCGACTCGACCGTTTCGCGGGCAATCGGGTAGGGGTTCTGCGCAAGCTTCTGGTGCGGGAACGCGACCGTGGTAGGGCCATCGCTGGCGTACAGGTAGACCGGCCGACTGCGCAAGCCCGTCTGCACCACCCCCACGCAATGCTTCATCAAGTCCTCGCGCGGGTAATCGGTCAGCGTTACCCACGTCCTGAACTCGCGGAGGATGCTCTCGAACTCGGCGAAGCGGTCTTCATCGAACAGCGTGTAAGCCGGGGAATCCCAGCCGAACACAGCGTCCAGTTTCTTGTATAAGCGTTCGTAACCCGCGGTATTGTGCATCAAGTAGCCTTCACCAACGAATGTCTTCGTTGACGTCGAAATCGACTGGACAGGCCGTTCACCAATGCGCTCGACAGACACAACCTTTACACGACTGTTTCCGTGGGATCGGACGCTACGTGAGCCAATATCCAGTTCGCGGAAGCGATTGAGCAAGCGCGTTGGGCGTAACATCCCGAGCGCCCTGAGCATTTCCGGGAAGCCGCCCTTGATGTTGATCGATTTAACTTCTTTGCCGTTCTCATGCCCGGTTGTGTTGCAAACGAAATAGTCCAGGCTGTAATCGCCAAGAAGGCTGGAGAACCGTTCGGTTAATGCGCCTTTGGCTTGAACCATCACAAGTTTTGGGCCAGTTCCTAAATTCAATGACCCTTCGCCGTCAAACATCCCAGCAAGCCACCCGGCCTCGTATGACGTAGCCGCTTCCCAAGTGTCCAACTCGCGGAGCGCATACATCCCTTCGATGCTGTCGGCTCGCACCCAGTCTCTACGGCCGCTTCCGTTGTAGCGGTCAACAAGCCAAGGGTGGTCTTTCGAACAGATGATCGAATCGCCATTTTCAAGGTTAACTCTTACGCACTGCTTCCGCGCGGGACGCGACATCGTTACCTTCGCAAAGCGCCACCTCCGACAACGATTCCCGTCTTTCGGCTCTTCGTCGAATGCCAGAATCTCGTCACCCTCAGACAACTCTCCACATGGAACCCAACGAAGGTCGGCCGTAAGGATTCGTTCATGCGGAGCCAAACAGTAGGTAGGTGGGAAGGAAATCGCCACCGCGTCGCGTGGCGCGTCTCTAAGATAGTCTACGCAATCCGCCGGCGTGAAGGTGGTGAGCTTTACCCCGTCGCAAGCCTTGCGGATGCGCTCGACCGTGGCGTCGTGCTTGGCCGGGAAGTCGTCGCGGTACTGCCGATCCATGCGTTCATAGAACATGCCGGGGCGGTCGGCGAACTTGAACCACTCCGTACACAGCATAAGAGTGGCCACGGCCTTCTCGGTGTCGGCCACGAAGGGTTCGAGGAAGGAATACCGCTCGTCCTTGATGCGGAGCGGGAAGGGCTTGCCCGCCAGGTGCGCCCCGAGGGCGCAACTGTACAGGGACACGTCGTTGCCGTGGATTTCGCGGATGCCCCGCGCCGCCATGATACGCTCGACCGTGAAGTTGCCCGAACAGGCCACGACCACGCGCCTGCCGGTCCAGCCTTCCGACATCTTCCACAGCGCCGAACGGACGAGATTGTTTACCGCGCCGACAAACATTCTTTTCCCCCGTAGCGCTGGCGGGGAAAAGAATACGCCGAGGCACGAATGCCCCGGCGGTCGGAGTGCGTCACGTTGCGTATGGACACGACGGAACGGATAAGCACGGCCTTCTCCCAACCCTGCCATCCCGTCCGTCGGGTATGCTTAACCTTTACATTACACGCAACACTTTGTCAAGATTTATTTTCGGTGGGAGTGGAAGTGTTGCTTTGGGCATATATATTACAAGCATGCCCTCTTTGCTTTATCCACAGCAAGCATTGCTGATTGCGCTCCTAGTTGAGAGAATTTATCATCAGTTTTGATCTGCTCAATATTTTCGTCAACGGAATAGAACCTTCTATATTCATCCATGGTTTTAAAAACAATCTTACATTTTTTAGAGGCTGCTTTTTTCATCTCCATTCTCCGTTCCAAAATAATTTTTGAAAAAATGATGATTTAATTCAGGATTAAAGTAATGTTTCCTCTTTATCCAGACAAAACCGTCTCCTTTTGTGATAACAGCAACGTCTATTGGCCCGCCAACCGTTTCCGAGGCCATGGTTACCTGCTTTCTAAAGGATACCATATTTACGAATGTTTCTGCCATCATTGCAAGTTCATTTTTTTCTAAAAATTTCGTTGCTTCAATAATCGGCGAGCTGTATTTCTCGCTTTTTACTCTATCTAACTCCTTGGTTATTATATCGATCGATGCATCCATCATCTTTTGGGATATTTTAAAAATAGCATCTTTTTTATCAACACCTAATTTTATTTCTGATTTTATCGCATCTGAAATCTTATTAGAAAAATCATCTACCATGCCTTTCAGAGTGCTTTTCATGAATTTCTCTAGATCCGGGCCGATGCCATAAATAAATGTGTAAACATCGTTATTTTGCGCAAACGGGGCAATAATAGCTTCAGTTTTGCTTCCTATTTCATCGGCTTGCATTTTCCTCTTAACGTTCTTTCCACATAAAACGCCAGTGATAATGTATTGTGCAAATGATGGGTATACATTCTCATCACCATAACCCGCAATCACAATACCAGAATGATTTTCATGGCAAGTACATGCTGCAATAATAATAATAGCAATCAATTCATCTATATCCTTCTCTGTTAATGGAAGGTTTTCAAAAAACCGCTTGATACTTGCCGTCATCTTTCCTCTATACTTGGCGAGTAGTGCGCCCTCTTCTTCAGGGGATAGCTCAACGTCTCTCTTTAGCTTTTTAAAATCACTAAACTTTTTAGCAACAAACTCTTGTAGCATTTTTGATACTTGCTCTGGTGTTACTGATGTTAGCGGATTTTTTTCCATAACGTTCTTTATTATGCCGTCAAATTCAGTTCTACAGCCAACCAAAAACATTGTTGTAATTTGCTGTAAGTATATGTCTTCAGCTTCTTTGCAGCATTTAGTCTTTTCTAGCCAATCAAAAAAATGCCCTATATATTCTTCAAGGCTAGGAAATGACTTTTTTCCTAACCCATGGCGATACATTTTTATCAATGTTTCCCAAGGTATTCTCATAAGCTGAGCACTACCGAAAACCATTACCCCAACTGGTGCATACTTTGATAGAGAAAAAACCTTATTGGCGGTATTGAATATCTTTCTTTCTTTATCAGATTGTGAGACTGTTGCGGCGCTGTCAGCGGCTAATGCAATACCAGACCTGTTAAGAATAGCAATTTCAGTGGTCATTTGTGTTCTCCATTTTAAACCTCAAACAGCCGCCCAATCTGCGCCGCCCTCTTTCTGATAGTCCCGATAGTCACCCCGAACGATTTTTCCAGCGAGGCATTCAAGACACCGGGAACTCCGCACCCGTGGCAGGTCATGGCATGGATAATGCCGCCTGCCCATCCTCCCGGCTCCCCCCGCAGAGGCTCCCCGCTTCCCGCCAGCATCTTCACCATGCGCTTGGCTTTAGGTGCCAGCGGCCGGTGCTGCATGAATTTCCCGCAGAACCGGTCGATAAGCGCGCAACATTCCTGCTGAAATTTCCTGGTGTCTTCCATTTGCCCGCTCCTTTGCCCCAACTTGATACAAGCGTAGCACATAAAACACCAGTGTCAAATTATTTCCACCCTTCGTCCCGCGCCAGTCCATAAACCTGATCGCCATTCATGACCGACTGCGTGACGGCGGTGCATTTGCAGTCTCCCTCCAGCACCTCGACCACATGGATGTCGCACACCTCGTCCTGCTCGTTGGTGACAGCGATGTCCCTGACGCCTTCCGCCGCAGCCTGCATGGGTGACTTCGCCTTGACAAGGGTCGCCCACGACTGGCCGTTGTCCTCGTAGTAGCCGACCACGGTGTATTGTTCATCCTTCTTAGCTCTCTCTCCCATAACATCCCGAATATACCCGGCCATAGAATCCCAATCATCACCATAATTGCAGTCATGGTACTTCTCCATCCGCCGGAGCACTTCGTCTGCCTCTTCCACCGAAAGCTCCCCAAGCTCCATATCCTCGCAGCATTGATGCACATCCTCAGGAAACCACATATGTCCGGCGCATACCACATCCCCGTCCGGCCCGTCCAACCGATTCTGAAGCCGTTTTATCTGTTCCGAAAGTTTCACTGGATACCCTCCTTTAAGAAACTGATTCCGTGTAATCGTAAATCGCATCGCCCTCGTAATCCCGCACCGCGCCCTTGACCTCCTCCAGAAACGCAGCCGGAAAATTACCTTGCTTAACCATTTCCTTTCACCTATCCTTTCCTTGTCATTTGTCCGCCCGATGAATGACAACCTTGACCCCGGTGTTCGCGCACCGGGGTCTTTCCTAAAAAAGCGACAGCGTATGACTGTCCCCGTTCTTCCTGGTTTTCCTCTGCGGCGCTTTAAGATGCTCTGCCTTGATGCCGAGCCGCCTCTCCAGTTCCCGCGCGATCACCAGCCGGTGGCAAACTTCCAGCCGCACACACGCGCACAGCAGCACTACCGGCTTGCCCTTGGCCAGATGCCTTTCGATCTTTCCGTACCACGGCTCCGGGTCGGCGAGCCGGATACTGTCGCTCTTGTAATCCACATTGCCGAGTCCGCTTGCGTGGACGTAAATGTCGCCGAGTTTTTCCGACAGGCTTTTCCTTGAAAATTCCTGCTGGCGGGAAAACGGACGGTAGCGCACGTCGCACACCTTCACGCCTTCCCCTAACGCCTTCAATTCCGCCAGCAGCGTCTCGCAGTCCCAACCGGTATAACCGACCGTGTACAGTTTCATCGCTCTCCTTTCGTGACTGCCTCAGCAGCTTTCGCAGGTCATGCCCTTTTCAATCGGCTTCCCGCATTTCCAGCAGTAGCGGACGCCTGTCTTCTTGGCCAACTTCTTGCATTCGTCGCCGCAATACCATTTCGCCCGGTTCTCCATTTTTTGGCCGCACCCGCAGCAGAACGCGCGGGGTTCGTTCTTGTCCTGGGTGACAGCAACCGAGTTGGTTACAGCCAATGCCTCGAACACTTTTCCCGGGTGCTGCCTGACCTGTCGCTTGATTTCGAGAATCATCAATTCCGAGGAAACCTTTGGCACCGGCAGGTTGACCGCCTCCACGATTTTGTCGAAGTGCATCTTGCCGCCGTCGCTGCCGCTAATTGCTTTCAAGATTGCTTCCCCGGCATGGTCTTCTTCCCCGGCCACGGGTTCGGCCTCCACCTTGACCACCTCTTCCTCTGTTTCCCCTGCCCAGGCAATTGCAGTAATAAGCCGCTCCGCGCTCTTGATCCTGATCTCCTTCCCGGATTTCCGGCTGATCCCGAGCCAGCCGCCGCCGGGAAGCGGAGTCCTGATCTCCACCTCAGTCACCCGGTTGCCAACCTTCAACCCGTACACCTCTCCTATCACTACTTCGTTCGCTTTCATCTTTCCTCCCTTTCGTTCAAAACTGTCTTCCAAGTTTTCCCTACGCATCGATTGCAAATTCGACCAGACGCTTGGCCATTTCAGCCGTCTGCAATTTCTTTTCGCGCCGCACCTGAGCTTCTTTCAGTCGCTCCACGAGATTGGTGGCAAAACCAAAATTCGGTCGTCCATTTTCATCCAGGCATTTCAAGTCTCGCGCAACCCTCTCAGCCAGTTCATTGAGCAAATCACGCATGGTCTCTAAATCTCCCTGCGCGGAAAACTCTTCGTTCGCAATCATCCGGTTCGCACGTTCAACCATTTGTTCCGTAGTTTTCATTGCCTTCTCCTTGCTTTTGTAACTGCTTATAAATGAGTAGCTTACATACTTTTAACCTACTTTACAGGCGGCTTAAAGCAAGTAAAAAAGCGCAGAAAATCCCTTATAAATCCTTATTTTTCAAGCACTTAACCTAAACGGTGATACGTAGGAAGTTACGCCGACATGCAAACGAAAAAAAAGTTTCAAAAAAGCTTTTTTAGCTGCGATTCAGCATCCAAAATCTGCTCTATTTCTTCTTTATGTTTGACCATGAACTCAGGTGGAGAAAACAAGTCTGGTTTGTCCAGTGGCCACAAGTACGGCTCCAGACCGTCGACTTCCGCGCCACAAAGCGGACTGTCGTAATCGAAGTCGATCTCCTGTCCGCACTCCTCGCACACCTGCTCTGCTTTGGCGAACGGGCATCCTTTGCATCCATCCCGCGCCTCACACTCAGCCGCTATGTCGTTGGCTGTCTTCATGCCTTGATCTCCGGAAATTGCTGCCAAGTTTTCCCGTCGAGAAGATTACCGGTCTTGCTTTTGCCAAGGCGTTCCGACACGAGAATCTCGCCCTTGGGGCCTATGAATACATGCCCGTCTCGCTCCTTGCCTGATTCCGCCTCTTCAATGCTCATTTCACGGGCTTCGCTCCACTCTCCCCATTGCTTAAAGAAAAAAGGAACATCTGCCGCCAAGCATTGGTAGCGCAATCCACGCACCCACCCAGGGTTCATCGGTCGTGCATTTGCACCGCTCTCGCCGCCGCAGATAACCCAGTCGAGCTTGTTCATTTCGCATTCATGCCCGTACCCACCAAATTTAGAATGGTATCTAAATCGCCTAGAGTTTCTTCCGTCACATCGTGGATCCTGCGTCTTGCAGTATCGACAAAGCTTAACCTCTCCAAGCAATGGCTCGCAACTGACAAACCTCACCGCTGCCGGAGTATCAAGCAGAAACGGAATCCTACATTCAGCCTCAGTCTGATTTTCAACCGTGACGCCAAGCCAGATGTTTTTCGCTGGAGTCACCCCTCCCCATTCCTGCACGAATTTCCGCATAATGCATGCCCGCTTTGTCAGCACCTGAAACGTGTGCTCTGGACATGCCTTCATCATGGCAAAGACCATTAGCAAAAAGTCAAACGACACATCCTCATGAAACAGGTCGCCCATACTGCACACGAAAATCCGACGCGGCTTTTTCCATTGCAGCGGTTGACCAAGTTTGTCCTTATGCAGCGTCACGCGAAACGGATCGTCCGCAGGATAGCCACAGCGCCCGCGCAATCTCGTCGCCATGCGTTTCGCGTAGCAGTTGTCGCATCCGGGACTGCCAGCGTGGGAGCAACCAGTCACCGGATTCCATACCTCGTCTGTCCATTCGATTTTTGTCGCCATTTCTATTTTCCTCCAAACGTCAAGAGTTTGGGCTGTTCCCCGGACTCGATCCATTTCTTCAACCCAGGTTCGACGGCCTTGATAACCGTCTGGCCGTTAGGTAAAATGAGCCACGGTAAAAACGCCTGCTGCGGCTCCATAATCCGGTTTTCCACCGCTTCGAGGTTGGCTTTTATTAGCAGCAGCAACACCCGCCATTGCTGTCTGCAAGCCTTCTCATATTCGATCTGTACTTGATGCTCTGACCGTTCATTACCTTTTTCGGTAAGTTGAAACTTTTTCTCTTCTATCGTAGGAAGCGGTATCTCTACCATGATATGCAAACTCTCATACCAGAACTGCACGAAAGCTTTTCCCTTCCTGGAACTCTGCCCGGTCACGATGTCATCGGCACCGTAACGCATAAGAGTTTTCTTGATCTCTGCCTCGCTTTTGTCGATTGTCACTTCTGTTCCACTTGCATATCTGCTCATTCATCCGCCCTTTCAAAATGGTCTTTTTCTTTGTAAATCGTCGCTACGCCCGAAAGTCGCCGAATCCGGGTTTCCTAAGTCGTGAAAATATTAAGAGTTACCGTCACTGATTTTTCCAAGGTGTAATGAGTTAGGGAACCGGCTTTGCGTTGACCTACGCCCCTTTACGCAAGTCTTTTCCTAAGCGTATAATTGGATAAAGTTTACAAGCCCTTTTTTACCATCCTGTCCCGCATGGTCTGTTCGGTGGAAATTATGCCCAGGTCGAGCGCCAGTTGGATTTTCGCCAGCAGTTCACGCTTCGCGCCTGGCTTCGGTTCGGTTGTCGACTTCTCAATATACGGCACCGCTTCACGCAACAGCTTGCCGAAATATTCAATGACTTCGCCTTTTGAGGCAGGACGCGGGGTTATTGAGTCAACCGGTCTTTTTCCTTCAGGCGGCGGATTGTGAATCACATCGATCTTGTTCTGGCAACTTCTGCTCATGCTTCATACCTTTCACCATAAAACATTTTCTTGTTGAACTGCTCTCTCTCTTTGTAAAGCTCAGGATTTATAACTTTGTGTACGCCGTCTGCTACTTCGTAAATCTTCTCACTCGGATACAACTCATCCCGCTTAAGTCGTTTTGACAGCCGATCAAATGCCTCTGAAATTTCAGGAGATTGCCCGCTCCATACCTCTGCGCACTCGCCTTCCTGAATGGTGGGAGCGCCGTTCACAAGCACAAACGATTCCCCCATTCGGCAATCCCAATAGATGTCTTCGCTATCGACGCCAACATCTATAGGCTTGCAACTGCAAAGGCTCATCTGGCCTTCAGTTTTATCCGGTTTGAACCGGCATAACCATCCATGCGTAAGCATCATGCTCCCTTTCTATACTCTGCCTCGCTCTCGATTACATCCGGTACGGCGGGACTGATCTCGATCTCCAACCGTTCGAATGGGCACTTCTTGACCGCACCGCAGTTGTCCTTTGGCTGTCCCTTCTTCTGTCCACTCTGGTAGACGGGCTTCAACGGGCAAGGCCCGTCGCACATGCAAATGCGGCGGCTCCCGTCGTGGTGCTCCACCAGCCTGTCGTCATAGATCACTCCAGCCGACTGGAGCAGGTCTTGCGGCGCTTCATAGAGATTCGACAAGTCCGGGAGATTGCCGCTATCGTGTCCGGCGGCGAGATAAGCGGTGATCCGCAATCCGACCGACTCGGTAATGGTCTGCCTACTACCCCACTGTTTCACGATCTCAGCAATGGCGCGGTGCTGGTACGCCTCCACGCGGGGGTTGCTCTTAATAATCCGGCGCCCGCCGATGTTGATAATCTGCTTCGAGTTCTTCAACACCACTGGCCGACCGGAAATGACTATGGTTGCGATAACTATCATTTATCACTTCTCCTCATGAATTTGCGGTAATCAAAAACGAAGCGCGAGAATCTACTACGCCAGTGCCATAGAGCATAGGAAACCGCACTTTTCCTTCCCGCTTCTCGCCAAACATCCTGGCCACGAAAGTTTCCTCATAGCTATCCTTCACCATTTGCCCCAACCATTCGATATGCGTTTGGATTGACGCAGGCTTAACCTTGCTTCTCGTCCTGTATCCGTGTTGCTTGCGCCAGCGTCGTATTTCGCGCCCTTTGGTTCTATTTTTCATCCTTACCCTTCTCCACTTCGCCAGCCATACACTCCCGCGCCTGTTTCAGCGCAGCGCGCATTTCGGCGTCCGTGACTTTTTTCTCTGCGAGGTTGCCCCACTCGGTCAGCCCCTGGTTCATTTCCCGCATATGCTGGATGAACCCTGCCTCCAGCGTTTTCGGCAGCGACGGCATTTCGCACAGTTCCCGCACCATCGCCTTCACCAGCCGGTACTCGACTTCTTTGGTAATCATCTCAATCTCCCTTATTGTTTTGCCGATAAACCATATGGTCGGCAGCTACCGGCTTTCCTTATTGTGCCGGCCGGAAAGTGTTCCTGCACCTTCCGGGTTGCCGACCACTTAACTCACCTGTTCTCCAAAGCCTCTATCCTCTTCTCCAGCGCGTCGATTCTTTCCTCCACCCGCTGGCCGTAATCGAATTTCCAGTTGATCCACCGTTCAAACTTCCAGCAGCCAAAGCTAAACGCGATCGCGATTATTAGCGCTACCACAAGCATTCCTGTTTTCACCCTTCCCACTCCCCGCCCGCGAGGGCTTTGCTTGCAATTTCCTGAACATCGTTCAGCCTGTCGGAAAAACCCTCTCCATCTGTCCAGAAGCTGTCACGTATGGTTTGCAAAGCAGCGCTGAATTGGTCGCGCTCGCGCTCAGCTTTTTCCGCGCGCATTCCAAGTTCCCGGTATCCGTCCAGCCGCGCCACAGCCTCCGGAGAATCCATCCAGTTTTTTGCTTTATCCTGCCAAGCCGAAATTTCAGCGCGTAGTTTTTCGATTTCTGCGTCGCGGTCTAGTAAAATATCAATCAATCCTGAACAGTCAACGCACCCCTGGTCGTGGTCATACTTGTAATCACAATCAACGCACATTTTATTTCCCTTTCTCCCCGCCCGCATGGGCTAGTGCTTGCTTAATTCGGGGTTTTTATTGTGTTGACGTAAGGCGCATACGGAATAGAATAGAATAGATTGAGCACTGAGCCTTTCACAATGAACCTTTCACAGGAGAAAAAACATGTCGGAAAAAGGAAAGAAAGATATAGCCAAGAAAGAAAAGCAACAACCCGCCAAGCTTACGCTTAAAGAAAAACGGAAACGAAAAAATGAGAAGAAGATTTAGCGCCTAAAGAAGTTTATTCCCACAATCAATCTATGTCAGAGAGTGGGAGTAAACTTCGATTATTTGCCTATCACTGCCCCTCCCCGCCCGCCTTGACATCAATTTCAGACCCGTCAATCCACTTCATTTCCGACATACACATCCGCATATGCTTTACTGCTTCTGCATTCCAGCCGACCTCAGCATCCCCACCGCAATCAGGGCACCGCCCATTTGTCAGCGAGACCTTCCGAAGCCGCTCGTTCTCAGATTTCTCTTTGCCTAGATTGGCTGACATCTCCGTTGCTTCGTTGCTTAACCGCTCGTTATCGCCGCGGAGCTTCGATACCTCCTTCAAAAGCTCGTAACTTTTCTTCTCTGCCTTGATCCTCATATCTCCGTAGGCATCGCGCGACAACTTCAGCATTTCAATGTTTTCCTGCTGCTCCTCGAATATGCGAAGCAATTTGGCGCTTACTTCATGGAGCTTCATCTCAGCCTCTTCGTATTCCATGACCTCTTTAGTGCTCACGTTGCTTCTCCTTCGTCATGCTCTCCCATTTTCTCAATCTCAAACCCGCGCAAAATAACGCCATTTGTGAACCTAACATACGACGCTTCTCGAACGCCGTGTCCGCAGCACGCATTATCGACGCCGGGGAGATTTCCCAAACACGGATCAGGGTCGCCCTGATTAGAGCCGTCAAATGTTCGTCCACATTTTTTGCACGGTCTTACCTCGTAACCAAATCCTGCCCGCGCTCCAGTATCTTCGTATGCCCAATATCCGTCCGGATACTCTCCAATATAGATAGTCGGATGTCCTCGAAAATAAGACCTGCCTGCCATTAGACCCCTTTCTAAATCACTCAACATCGGTCTGTCCTTTCTGAATGATCTCAATCCGTCCAGCTAACCGCCGCTGGAGCCGCGCAATTTTCAGCCGCCGGTACTCCTCGATCACATCCGGAGAAATGCCGCGAGACTCGCGGAGAATCCATTCGACCTGTTCCAGCATGATCCGCACGTCTGCGATCTCCTCGGCAACAGCTTCGGCATCGCCTTTACCGATCTGGAATTCAGCCAGCGCCTTTATCAACTCAGCCAGTTCCTCTATCGCCTTGACGATCTGCGATTCGGCGCCGTAAACCGTGATTGCTTCCAGCAGAACGTCTTTCTCAGTCTTCGCCAGTGCCATATTCACCCCTTGATTTCATGCGGCCGCGCCACGATCTTTTTCCGCTCTCTGGCACGACGCGCCCTGTGATCGATCTGTGGCAGAACTATTTCCTCCAGGTCGCAAAGCCTGCTCCCGATCCTGGTATCCATGTCAGACCTCGCCAGATTCGAGGTCACAATCAAACCCACCCCGTTGTGGAGCAGCTTGTCCAACGCCTCCCCGAGCAATTGCGCATTAACCGCCGTCTGGTTGTCTGTCCCGATCTCGGTGCCAACGTCGTCGATTACCACGATCCGGCAATTTCTCACCAGACCAGCGGCTTTCCTGGACGTGCCGCCTTTCTCGTCCCAACCCTGCCGCATGTACGAACACAAGCCGAGCGCAGACATCCACCGCACGAACGATTTCGGATATTCCCAGTAATCGCGGTACACAAATTTTCCAGTATCGTTGCTACCGACACACCTGTTCTGCCTGACAGCCAGCGTCTGCGGATGATCCGGATCGATCCTGTCGCGAATCAGCGCCGCCGCTACGCTGGACTTGTAACTGCCGGTGACGCCCCCGAGGAAAAAGCCTGGAATGTCTTCCCAATCGATCTGTCCCGGCAAACCGTAATCGGCCAGAGTCCAGCGCCGGTAAGCCAAGTCGATTCCCCATCCAGACATGATCGTATCGATCTCCTTTTCGTTCGGCTCATAAGCCTGCAAGCTGGTTGCGGCTTTCGCCGAGATAGCCTTTGTCCTGCTTTCCGCCGCGCCTTGATTTGCCGCCTTGTTTGTTTCCTTCGCCATCGTCCGGCTCTCCTTGCCGTTGCCAGTCCTGAAGAATCCCATTCGTGTAACTCGCGCTTCTCTTGCTCCTCCGCTCCGTGACTGACATCGCCTTGCGAACCCAATCGGCAGGATAAAGACGACACCACTCGGTCAGGTTGTTAAGCGGCACCGAACCGAATATCCGCATCGCTGAATCTTCCAGGTCTGGCGGTATCGTGACTGGTTGACTTTCTTCGGGAGCTTCCTCGCGCGCGGGAGAGGGAATTAATTCCCTTCTATTCCCTTCCCTTCTAGCCTGAAATTTTCCCGGCTCCTCCAGAAGTTCCGGGATATTTTCCCGAGGTTCCGGGATTTCGGTTGCTTCAATCCAACGGAAGTCATTGCCGGATAAGACATTTAACGTGCATTGGAAAACTTCCTCCGAAGCGCCCGTTTTGAGCGCCATGTCCTCCGCGGTGAGTGGTCCGTCCTCGTCGGCCAAAACTCCACGTTTTGCACATTTGGAGGCAATCTGGAGTATCAGAATCCACGCCGCGAACATCCGCAAACCGTCCTGGAGTTCCGGGAGATTCTCCCGGAGGTTCAGGAGACGGCGGTAACTTTTGCCGTCGTGCTTGTTCTGGACGGGTACGAATTTCAGGGTTTTGAGCTTCCTGGATTCGGCGTTTTCGTACAGCTTGTCCCAATTCCTGATCGTGTATAATGTCGCCATATTTGTTTGCCTTTATCGCCCCATTGCTTCGCAAAAGTTGTCCTGTTCCGACACGTCTGCCTTGCAGTACCGGTCGAGCATTTTCCGCGCCGTATCCATGCGGTCGTAAGGCCAGTACAGGATGATCTCCAACAGCGTCTCCCTGACGTTCTCCGGCAGCTCCTGCACATCCTCGTGAAAGCGTTCGTACCAGTACCGGCCGCGCTTGTCCGGCGTCCCGTGAGGCACGGCAGGCTTGCGCACCATGCCCTTCAGCAACTTCTCGCTGACATGGCTCTGGTGATTACACCGAGCCGGTTTGGGTGCGGCCGGTTTTATCTCGGCCACACCCCCACCGTCGTTGCCAAAGAGAGACGCCTGGGCGGTCATGCCGCTTCTCCCTCGTTGTCATTGTCCTCGACCTTGTCCTGCTTTTCCGCAGGCGCGGCCTTTTCTTCACCGCCTCCATCGACGTATTTGAAGCCGTGCTCTTCGGCGTATTTGCGCAGATCGTCTTCGGCCTGCTTGCGTTCTTTACGCATATCCAGACCCTTGCCGGTGAACCGTTTCAGGGAGCCGGTTTCGCTCCGATAGAACGTTCCCCACTCTTCGCCGTCGCTGATTCCGTCCGAGACGAAGAGGAACCGACCGCGTTTGTCCATATAGCCGTCCTCGCCCTGGCCGCGCTGGTTCAACTCGAACCCGAGCGCCATCTGCCGTTCGGAACTGCGCATCTCGCGTTCCTCGACCGTCTCGTTCGTGTCGAGCCGGATCACCCGCACCTTGTCCGCCTTGTAGTCGTACTCGCGGCGGCACTTGACCTGGCGCTTCTCCACCTTGTCGGTAACCGCGTCAATGAGGTCATTAACCTCCTCCATTAAGCGCTCTGCCTCTTCCTGGCATTCCTTGGCTTCTTCAACGCACTCCTTCGCTTGCGCCCTCAACGTCGCCGCTTTTCCGCGCAAGCTTGATGCCTTGGACAATTCCCCGAGTCTGTCTCGGTTGACCAGTGAAGTCTGAGCGGCGCGTTGCTCGATGTCCTCCTTGGTCAACTGGCATTCCAGGTTGCGCTCGATCTCCTCCGTGTGCATCGCCGGGGCTTCCTTCGCCTCGACCGCTTCCTCCTTCTTCTTAGCCACGTTTGCCTCCTCTTTCTCATATGCCCCAAATATTCCACGCGGCACCCTTGCCGTGTGGTTCAACATTTCGTTAAGCCCGCGCCCGAGAACAGTCATGTCATGAAGCCCTTAACTGCGACAGGCAAAGCGCACTTGCTGTTCTGATCGGAACGCTGTTACCGATCTGGCGCACCACGTCCGATTTATTCCCGCACCATTTGTAATCGGTTGGGAACGAATGAGCCGCCGCCAGTTCTGCCGGGGTCAGCATCCGGAAAAGTATGTCCAGCAACCACCGTTCGCCGCCTGCCTCTACCAGCATCGGACGCACCAGTCCGAAGCGGTCGTCTGTCGTTACCGCGTCCAGCGGCGATTCGACATCAACAGCCGCGCCGGTGCCGTAATACTTCACGAGGAACGGGCGGACAATCGACAAGCCGTTCTTGGTTGTGAGCGTTCCCAACGGTGCGCTCAGGCCATGTACGCGCCTACCGTTTTCTCCGTCCGATGTTCCGTGGTTGACGTTAGCCAGGAACGGCGTAAGCAATCCCATGCCGCGCGTTTGGGTCGTTATCGTCGGCAGCGGATCGCCAAGCTTGCGGTTTGCTCCACACGCCTGGCTCCGGCTCTGGTCGTTACAGGGCTTTCCACCGCGCGCGGTGGAATGGTGGATGCACTCCGGGCTTGCCCACAGCAGGTCGGCGCGGCTGCCGGGAACGATCCTTTCCGGTTGAAGCTTCTCTATCCGTTCGCACAGGTGACGCGCGTTGGGATGGTTCGCCGCATGGGTCTCAATCGCCAGCGGCCAATGATTAACGGCGGTTAGGTCAACGTCGCCCCGGTCGATGCCGAGAGCTTCGCAGGCCATGAGCAACCCGGTTGACGTGCCGCCGCCGCCGCAGAACAGGTCAACCGCAATCAGTTTATTTTTCACTTCACCCTCGCTTTCAATATTTTCATTGCGGCCGAATAGTCGTAAGCCTCATCGTCAACCACCACCACGGGCGGTCGGCTTATGTCCATGCCAGCCATTGCCGCATCTGCCAAGGCTTTCGCCGCACCCTGCTTGCGCCAGCCGTTGGGGTTGTCGAGCGCTACGTAGGTGTAGGCTAACCCCATACGTTCCAACTTCTCTTTCGCGGCCGCGCATTTGCCGCAACCAGATTTGCCCAAAATCACGATCCGCATACCGATTCTCTTTCCCTGATCCGCACCACTTCCAGCGGCGCCAGATTTATTTCCTCGAACCCACACTTGATTTGAAACGCCAGCGAATGGCGTTTGCAGTAACCGTGCGACAGGTTGCCGTCGAGTTCAGGAATGCAGGGTTTCCTGCCAATCTCCACCCCGCATACGCTGCAAATAGAAATCAATTCAGGTTGTTTCATGGCACCTTTCAAAACAGTGATAGTTGCACCGGCTTCTGCGGGACGGGAGGTATCTCCCACACGCGGGCGCTGACGCCGGTCTCCGGGTCTTTCAAGCGTTGTCCTGAATCCCGGATAAAACCCAACTTCGACAGTTCCGTAAACCTGCCGCTCAATGCGTTCTTGGCTTTCCCGAGTTCCGTACACGCCTGCCATAGCGTTCCCCTTCCGCCCCTGCCGACCAGCCACGAAAGCACCCGATGACGCCACACGTCGGCGTTAGTTGTGCGCAATGCTTCCAGGCTGGTATCGGCGAAAGGCATGGCTGACACCTCAGTTCATGTCTTCTATTTTCGAAACATGGATGTCGAACCGCCTGGCGGTTTCCTCAGCGTGTTTTATCGCCGCCCTGCGGGTTTTCAGCGGTTTGTCCGGGGTAATGGAGTTGCGGCCGATTCTGAGGTCATACCACCAACCGTCTTCCATCGGCACCACTTCAATAACCCCTGTTTTCTGATTTGCGCACATCGTTCCAGTTGCCATGTTTGCTCTCCCTTTTGCGGCCGCCTCTGTACGGCCTTAGTTGAATTGGTTGCGAAAAAAATATAGTCAGAACGGAACGTCGCCCTCGTCGCCGAAGTCGTCCAACGGCGGCTCGGAAGAAGCGCTTTTATCGCGGCCGCCGTCGCGCTTCTTGCGGCTCCCCAGGAACTGCACCGTCTCGGCCGTCACCTTTAATTTAGACCGCTTTTTGCCGCTCTCTTTATCCTCCCATTCATCCATCGTGATGCGGCCTTCAATCAGCGCCGACGATCCCTTGTCGAGGTAGGTCTCGCAGTTCTCTGCGGTCTTGCCCCACGTCACCACGTCGATGAACGCAGTCTCCTCCTTCTCCTTGCCCCGTTTCAGCGTGACCGCCATGCGCAGGTCGGCGACCGCCGTTCCCTGCGGCGTGTACCGGAGTTCCGGCTTGGTGGTTAAGTTGCCCATGAGAATTACCCGGTTGTAGCCTGCCATTGCTGCCCCCTTCCTAATCTTCTATCCCTGCGATTTCCTCGGCTCTGGCCGCCGCATGAAGCAGCAGATGCCCAAGCAATCGCGCCTCTGACGCCAGCATTTGCGGCTGATTTGTAATCGCCTCAAGGTCTGCCTCCACCCATGCGTCTCCTTCCTCGGCGTAAGCCAGGGCGTTGACATAACCATTGCGGAGATCGTCGTTGGCGTAGCGGACAACCACTGCGCCCGGAGACAGCGACGGCGCATCCTCGAACTCAGAACGGTCAGGCATGGATTTCAGCACCCGCTCCTTCTGCACGGCATGATTGCCGCTGGCGGCGACCACCAGCACGGGAATGTCGTTCTCTTCGCTCTGAACCATAAACGACGCGCCATTCGGTTTGGAAAATACGGCATCAACGAAAGCGTGAGCCTGTTTGCGCATGGCTTCGTTACTCATTAGGCACCTCCTTCGATTTTCAGTCCTGCAATCATAACACCGCAGAAACATCCACCCTTTCCGCCCTTCTTGATCTTCCACCCGGAAGAGCACTTGTCCTTATCCTTGCCATTTCCGCCGCGGTTGCATTCTGCGCAATCGACATAAAGCGATCCGCGGCTATCGCATTTGCTAAATTTTGCTTTCATCCCACCACCGCATCTCCGACTTCCTTCACCATCCCGTCCTCGGCGGCGCCGGTCAATGCGGCCGCTAAAACCGGACTCACCATGTCGCAAAGTTTTGCCGCAGTGAGCAGATTGGTTCTACAGGCTAAAAGATCGCTTTTTGCTGAGGCGAGGCTGTGAAGCTGCGAATACATTTCGCTGATGTGTATTTCCATTCCTACGTCGATCCGTATCTTTTTTTCTTCACAGCAATAAATGTTGTAGTATCCTATGAGATTGGCGATTTCTCTCTTTGTGGCAGAGATGAAATAACCGTCATCATTGTTTTTTCCGATGATCTTCACAGCACCACCTCCTTCCGCACTTCCTTGACCTCGCCGTCCTCAATGATGACTGAACACTCCGCGCCTTCGCCAACGCGCTCGATCATGATGGTGGCGTCCGCAGCCTTGGCCATTTCCTCGACCATGCGGAGGCTGTCGGCGTCTAACAGGGAGCCGTCGCGGATCAACAGCAATTTCAGGTCGCGGTGCAGGGAAAGTCCCATTGCCACGCTCACGCGCAGCTGCTCGGCGCTGGAGCACTGGGCGAATGGGATTCCTCCGAAGGTGACGCCGTTCTCGTCGAAGGCGAGGCCGTTCACCGGGAAGTTGGCCTTCGCCAGCGTCTCGCTCTTCTCGGCGTCAATTGCGGCGATTCGGTCGTTGTAGAGTTGCGCTTCGGCTTCCTTGCGCTCCACCTGGGAGAGGATGGAAAGACGCTTCTGGTTTTCGCGCACCTTGGCGTTGACGCCCTCGGCATTGCGCAGCTGATCGCGGATTTCTTCGGGCTTCGCGTCCTCCAGCCCGTCCGCCAGTTTCTTCCAGCTTTCGTGTTTCTTCGCCGCCTCCGCGAGCCGTTCCTTCTCGGTGTCGAGCCGCTTGCGGAGTTCTTCGATCTCGCGTTCGATGTCGGCCACCGAATGACGAAGGCGCTGTTCCTCCTGCGCGGCTACAGTGACCTTCCGGCGCTTCTCCTCGTTCGTCCGGTTCTGCTCCATCCGGCGTTCGAGTTCTTCCGCCAGTTCCGACACCGACACTTCCTCGACCGGGGCGTCCGGGTGATTAGGCATCCCGTCCGCCTGCGCCCGGAGCGCCTTGATTTCGCGGTTGATGGAAGTGCGCTCGTCGTAGGCTTTCCGGCGCTCCTCGTCCAGCTTCGAGAAGTCCACGCCCACAAGGGACTTCAGCGTCTCCACCTGCGCCTTCGCATCCATGCGGGAGAAGGCGAGAGGATCGAACGCCAGCTTGCCCACCAGCTTATCAAGCAACGCCTGCGGGGATTTGATGACATGCCGCAACTCACCGGCCTTGCCCTGTACCTCCAGCCGGGAGCCGCCCGCCGTGAAGACCCGCGTGACCACAAGGTCTTCCGTCTCCACCACCACGCGCGCCTTGTCCTCGCCCTGCCGGATCGGTTGCGTCACATCCGGCTTGCCACCCAGGGCATATTCGATGCTGTCGAGCACCGAGGTTTTCCCTTGCCCGTTCTTGCCTCCCAGTATCATAACAGGTCGGCCGTTTGTCTCGATCGCAACGGCTTTAAGGCGCTTTATGTTAGATGCTTCAAGTCGAATAAGTTTCATCGTTATGCTCCTTTTCGCAATTGTGTTGAAAGTGCCTTTTCGACAGACCAGCCAAGTCGATCAATTCGAGCACGAATCAGCGATCTAGAAATACCGAGTTCATTTGCCCAATCTTCTAAGCACTGCTTTTTTCCTTGGAATGTGAGCATTCGATTGTTGTTCCTGTTGCGTCCTTGCACCGACGCGAGAACCCAACGGATATTTCCGGGGAAATATCCTTTTTCGTTATCGATGCGATCAATCGAATGCTTATTTGAGGGGCGCCTACCTACAGCAGCAATGAAGTTTGCAAAGCCATTTGCGCCATCGAATGTCGGACTATACGAAATACCTCTACCACCATAAGTTTGATAGCTCTTGTGTTTTGGGTTTGTGCAGCGCTGCTTCAATTGACTTAGGATGTACCGCTCTGGCTCTGCCTTTCGACGTTTTGCGTCGGATAAATATTTTTTGGCGCATATTGATTCTCTGTTTTCCGCATAACGATTTCGCCCTCTCTCACATATGGCTTTCCTATTAGCCTTTGCGTATTTAGCCCAAGCCTTCTTTCCTTTTTTACTAGCACACGACTTGCAGTAGACACATAAGCCATCGCTCCTACTGCTGTCAGCGTGAAAGTATCTCCAGTCTTTCAGTTGCTTACAGCAAGCACACCGCTTGACATTTTCCGCTTCCAACTTCACGATCTTGCTCATTTGTCCGCCCTTTCTTAATCCAGCTTGAAGCGCAACAGTTGCCTCCGAAGTAACCGCGCCTCTTCGCGGGTAATATGAATCTGTTTACTGCCGACTCGCAGAACCAGACGCGAACGCTTCGCGTCCCTGTTTCTGGATTCGGTGTTTGCTTTTGCAATCGAAATCACTTCTCGCTCCGATAAATAGGCTCCACGGCTGACCGGTTCTTGGCGTTTTCTCTCCCCCGCCCAAAGTCATCGCCGTTTAACGGACGGCTAACTCGTCATTGACGGACGTATCCGGCTAAACGCTCGGAATAACAGCCAGGAGCCATAACAATTCAAACAGGTGCGTGTTTTGCTCACCCACGGGGAAGGGTGGGGTTGCTTGGATTGGCCGGATACGCATCCCCCGGCCAGACAGGGGTTATTTTCCCTTCGCCCGGTCATGCACCCGGCGGTATTCAGTGAGGATAAGCCCGCACTGGATTTCATCGGTGTGGTCGATGTCGCCGAACTCCTTCACGCGCCCGCACTCGCCGTGCTTCTCGCGCGCGGTTTCAATGGCCTTCTCCATGAACCGCGGAGTCCTGGTCTTGGCTTCGAGAAGTTCCTTGTAATCCTTGCAGGCGTCAATCGGGCAGGAGCTTTCTTCCTCGACCATTTCCCCGGCGTCGGGAGAATGGTTTTCTTTCGGCGGTTCCTGATCCGGAGAAGGTTCCGGAGGCAGGTGCGCCCCGCTCACGTCGGCTACGTATTCCTGCGGCTTTTCCGCTTCCGGCTTCTGCTGCCTGCGTTCGCGGATTTTCTCCCGCACCGAAGCTGCCTTGCTTGATCCCGTGGATTCGTCTCCCGCCGTGACTTCATCGCTGGCGTTGGCCAAAAAGTCTTTCCACGACGCCTCGCCCTGGTTGATAGACTGGTAGACCTTTCGGAGGTCGTCGACTTCCGCGGGGGATATGCTGCCCATGGAATGCCCGATGTATTTTTCCAGTTCGCTCGGACGCACACCGATGCGCGCGAAGGCGTCAATCGTCCGCCTTTTGGCCGCGTCGGGATCGGCGGCGTCGCGGTTTTCCATCGTCTGGACAGCCGTGTCCATCGCCTCTTCGATAATGTCCTGGGGGATAATCTGGAGTTCCAGGTTCCGCCTGGCCTTGGCGCAAAGGTTTGCCTCCTTCATGTTCACCTCGTCGTCGTTGGCGCGGACAAGGTAGACGGTATCGCCGTATGAGTTCTCGCGCTTGCCAATGATTTCCTGTCCGTCCCGCGGTTTCCGGCGCTCCACGGTTTTCTTTACCGTCACGTCGTCGCTCTTGCTGGTGTTGGTTTCGAGGTCTGTCACCGTGACCTTGACGATCCGCTGGTCGTCGTCCTCGTACAACACTGATTTTGTCACATCGGCGTTGCCGAAAATCTTGACCGCCTCGTCCGCGAACCTGATTGACGCGCCCTGCACTTCCTGCTTGCCGCCAACCGGTTTGGAGTAACGCGCCATATCCGCGAAGCGCGGACGCCGACACGCCTCAAGAATCCTCACCCGCGCGTCCTCGATGTTGCGCGGCCGATTCAGCGCCACCAAAAACTTCGCCTGCACCAAAGCCTTGGCCTGTTCCGCCGCCGCCGTGATAGCAGTCTCGGCATGGCGCGTTACCTCGCGGCCGTCCAGCCCCTGCTTGTTCGTCGTACCTCTCTGTTCCTTGACCTCACTGCTGGTCATGTCTCGCCTCCTTATCCTGCAAAATCCTACAAATCCTTCTTCCAACCGGCCGGAACGCGGAAAACCCGCGCGCCCGTTTTCACGACAGGCTTCGTGTGCAAATCCCTGAACATCGCCAGCGTCGGTGCATCCTCTCTTTCCCGCGCCAGCATTTCTTGAATTTCCTTCGCCGCAGCTTCCCAATCGGTGACTTCGACCACTGTATTCTTGTTCTTCTTCCAGGTGATAACTCCCTCTCCGGTGTCGATACCCTCGGCGTCGGCAATCGCGTCCTTAAACCACTCTTTAAGGCTTTCATACCTGCTATCGCCACGCTCCTTCTCGATCCATGCCTCGCGCAGCTTCGCCGCCTGGAGTTCTTCCTGCGAAGTCGCATTCCTGACCCCGGAACGCGGCTCCATGGCATGGATGTTTTCCGGCCATTCGTCGCCCAGGACATAGCGGTTCCAGAACTCCTCTTCGGCGGCGATCAAGTCGCCGATGAATCCATCATCCCGCACCACTGAAAACGTCCGGAATTCCATCTGCCCCGCCAGCCGCGCGGCCAGTTCCAGCGATACCCCGCCGTCCACCATCTCGGCCAGAATCTGCAACGCCTGCGGTTCCCCGAACAGTACCGCGATGTTCACCTGTTCGGCGCCGGTCACTGCCATCTGGTGCTGCACCTGCACGAACTCGTAATCCGGCACCTCGTCCGTGCCGGGAACGCCGTACTGGTCTTTCGTCCAGACGTTGTGCGTCTTGATCTCGACAATGACGTTTTCGCCCGCAACCCACCTGTCCGGACTCGCGGCCATCCAGTCGTGCTCCGGATGTACAACGCTTTTCGCCACGCACAGGGTCTTTCCGGTGCGCTCTTCGTACAGCGCCGCCACCACTGCCTCCAGCACGTGGCCGCGATGCTGCTGAGGGGTATCCGGCTCCGGCGGTTCATCCGAAACCCGCGCCTGCCGTTTGTCCTGCGCCACGTCGATAGGGTTGCGATACCTGCTCATCCCGAACGCGGCCGGGGCGTCCGAAGACCCCATGTACTTGCGCCGCTCCCGAAGCCATTTTTCGGTATTCTGCGGTGCCTCAATAACTGCCAGTTGTGTGCTCATCTGTCCGCCCTTTCTGTCTGTAAAGCCAATTCATCCAACTCCCGATATTCTTCTTCCGTAAGGTCAACCTGTTCACGCGTACCAGCGCGGAAAACGCTTTCGACCATCGCATGTTCGCATTCCGGCGGCTCTCCACCGTAGTAGTCCCAAACGGCTTCCCGCGCAGGATGGAACTCGTAATCCGCATCGACTGCGATTTCCTCGTCCGACTCTTCTCGGTAGAGAACCGTCGTAAGCGTTTTCATGCTCCGACCCTTTCAAACCGTTTACCCGAAAAGCGCCTTAATCATCCCGCAGAAGGCCAGCGTCCCAATCGCCAGCCCGTACCATATCCAGATCGGCGTCACCACCTTCCTCGCCTTCATCTCCCAACCGATCCCGCGCTGTTCCGCATACGCCTGATACGCATCCCTTCGCACGTTTCGCCCTCCTCTTCGCGTTCCTCTCCCGCAGGAGCCGCCGCCGCTCAATCTCCTCGCAAACTTCCTTCTCGCTTATTTCCCGGCGTTTCCGCTCGGCTTCCCGAATAAGTCCGTTCAGCGCTGTTTCGATTCGGAATAGAAAATTCTCTATCTGTTCGTCCGTCATGCGCGAAGCAGCGCCTGGAACCAACCGCCTGAAATCTGCAACCGTTGCCATTTCCAACCCCAATCGTAAATCCGAACCACGTTGACATTAAAGACTTGCGTTTTAACGATTGACACGTTACGTTGCCTATGAAGACGCATCGGATAAAAAAGCCCCGTCGAACAAGCCATGATCCCGGCGGACGGAATGGGCGAATGGCAGTTCGACAGGGCAAAGATTTGCACTGGCTGTACTGTCGTTCCCGATCGTCCGCCGATGATCGAGTAGGTTAACAAAGCTCCTCTGAAAAAGGACATCCAAATGACAATCCGACTTGGCGACAAATGCGCAAACTGCGGAAAAGAGTTGCTTGACCTGGAAGGAAAGAATGTGGAATACGCACGTTGCCGCGCATGTCGCTCTCTTTTGTGTTGCGATTGTCATCTGAATGCCGATGGTTCGCGAAAGCAGTTATGCCCGATCTGCGGAAGTCGTCCCGGAAATTTCGGCTTGAAGTAGTTCGAGCGTTCCGTCTTTCAAAAGCTCCAAGACGGCCTCTGGTATCGGACACAAACTTCCATCCGGATTCGGCTTGCTCCGCACAGAGATGTCGAACAGAACAACATGACCAGCTTTCAGGAGTTCGAGAATGGCTGACATCTCTGGTTCGCGCCAAGCTTGGCAACCTTCGATCCAGCCGTTGGAGCCCTTGACGTGATTTTGGTAAAACGTTTCCGCTTTTTCTGAAAGAGGCATAGCTTGTTCTCCATGATGAAAGAGCGTCTTCAGTGGAAAAGGAAAGCAAACAGGGTCGCCCGGCAGGACGAGCAATGAGCTCGTTGTGGGTGACTGAAACATTAAACAACCCGGTCGACAGGCGAGACGGCCAAGTCAAGCACAGGACGCTTTCGCGGCATGTGAACCTGCCGACCGGGTGAGAAAAGATGAATTCGGTGTGCTTGGCCGTCTCTTGATACATAAGTTTTATTCCTTTAAGGAGGCGCTATGGGAAGCTTTAGTGATTTCGTTGGCAGGTTGGCGAAGCAAAAGTCCGGATGCGTTCTTAAGCTCGCCAGCGGCGAAAACATCTCCGGTTACATCCAAGACATCGGATTGGATTGCGTGTTCGTCCGTTCCAGCGGAGATGCCAGTCGCGCCGCCGAGGATCATTGTGTGCCCATGAACGCGATTGCCGCCATCAAACACGATCCAGAACAGACACAGAGCCAGTAATGCTCCGGAGGTGAAGAGGAAGCCGTGTGCGAGTGGTCTAAAAATCCAGGCGGCAAGGTCACGCAGGAAGAATACTCCGTAGCCGCTGCCAAAATAATCCGAGTGCTGGTGAAGACGTTTTTCTGTTTCAAGCCCGTAGAACAGGTGGGCGGCTGTATTCAATGGAGTTCGGTGATATGTACTCATTTTCATTGACTGCCTCCTGAGGTTAGTGCATGGATTTTTGCTTCAACGAGTCGAATGGCGATCAAGTACGCTGGATGCTCTTCGGCCACTCGTTCAGCCATGGCGTTGTATTGAGCGAAATTTAGAAGCGCGGCAACTTCGTTGGTGACCTCGTTGGGAAATATGGAGAATCTGTTATTGCTGGTTTTGACTTCGGAAACATTCCGCTCGAAATTCCCTGCCCGAAGTGCGGCGAGAAGATCAAGAAAACAATCGCTCAAGCTGAGCGTGACGGTCCATCGCCCTGTCCCCACTGCGGCGAGATCGTCACAATCGGAACGAAAAAGGTTCGGGACGCTGAGAAAACGACGCTGGATAAAGTCAAAAAGGCTTTCAGGAAGCCGTGACGCTAATGAATATGCTTCAGCAATAGCGTCGGAAGCGCCTGGAGCGAGAATAACTTCAACGGTTGAATGTGAATTGGTCACTGTGACCTCCTGTACTTGAGCTTGGCTGAATGTAGTATAGCAGAGTTCTGCTTGTTGTCAAATTATTTTAGGCAGAAATATGCCTATTACTTGGAAGTCTTTTATGCGTATGGAATTTACAAAACCGGAAAATATTAAAATTGGTGCCAGAATTGCCGCTATCCGTGCGGAAAAGAGACTGTCGCAGGCAGAATTAGGTCGATTGATGGGGATTATCGGCGATTCTTCGGCAAACAGTATTATTTCAAAGCTGGAGCGCGGAGAAGCTGTCGGCGCTAAGAAGGTCGTAATGGCAGCGAAAGCGTTAGGGTGTTCCACAGATTACCTATTCGGGCTCTCAACCGACTCTAGTTGTGACGAATCACAGAATCACCCGCGCGCTGCTCCAGTCACGGACATGGCAGAGGCCGGGCGCCTGCTTAGAAAAATAGAAAGCCTTGAGACTTCAATTGAAAACATCAATAAGCTTGTCAAAAAAGTTGAAGCCGAACGTGACGCGGCCAAGGAAGAAGCCAAGACCGCGATGCGTCTACGGGATAACGAAGCGTCTGGCGCGTGATACGCGGGGGAGAGAAATAGGAAGGTAGATTGTGATTAAATACATTTTTACGCTTTGCTTCATATCTTTAAATCTAATGGCTGCTGAAGATGCCGAAAAGAAACTTGAATGGGTTGTTGTTCTTAAAGACGGCACGATCATTAGAGCGAGATATGCCAAAGAATTTAAGGACGGCGATGCAAAAAAGTTGAAGGTTTGTGGCGTTGACGGCTGCGTAGAGAATTACGATCATGATCAAATATTTTCCATGAAGGAATTCGAAATCAGAGATACCCCCGAGACAACAAGGCTCAGAAAACGAGTTGCCGAACTCGAACAGATGCAAGCAAAGAAAGAATTGCCAAATGGCGCTGCTGCCACCGAAAATCTTGTTCTGAAACACAAGTACATGAAAATCAATGATGAATGGATTAAATTGCCAGATATGGACTTATCCAAAAATTCAAGTCAAACGAGGCCATTTGTTCCGCGCAGTAACGAATATTACTACAGGACTAAAAGCGGAATAGTGTGTGTTGGTAAAAGGTCAGACCGCCCGAAAAACTCTAAGGAGATTACCGCGGAAGTCAACGAACAAAAACAGGAAGAGTATGAAAGTACACTCCCGACTTTTGGCGTTGGTGAATTTGGCATTCTCAAAAACAGGGTAACTATACGACAGATTATTGGTCCTCATGATATGATTTGTGAGATTGCTATGCCTGGAAGACTGGAGGACTTCAATATATGGATTCACGGATTCAGCACGGAAGGGTGCTTCGATAACGCAGTCCTAAAAAGCGAAATCGCGATCGCTTTTGTCGGCAGTAAAGCATACACATCTGTCTTGGGTGCGCAAAAGACATTGCTGCTCGCGGTTCCTCTGGAGAAAGTGAAGCGAGGCTTATCGGATATTGAGTTGGATCAATTGAAAAAACAGATCAACATCACGGATTAAAGGAGAGAGCATGAAAAAGAATAGCGTGAATGATCTATATAAATTTGAAACATACAACGCCCTTATCAGAAAAACCACGGAAGGAATAGTATCAATAATTGACGTGATCTCCTACGTTTGTGCGGTTAACAGCGATGAATCAAAGGCCATCTGGCGAGACCTGCAAAAAAAGCATTCCGAATTTCACGCTTACCAAAAATGCGATTTTATTGATGAAGATAACGCTCCGGCAACAGACTATAGCCATATCAAAGAAATAATCGAAGCTGTACCTCTGAGTAGAATTAGCGCTGATTTATCAAAAAATCATGCGCTAAAAATTCTGGAAATTTATCTAAGCCAAGAAAGCGTAACTACATTAGCTGAGGCAGTATTTATCGCAAACAATAATACCGAAGGCTTGGAAAAAGTTCGAAGCACATTAAGGCAGGCGGAAGAGAACGAGTTCCCGGCCATTATTCACACTGAGAATAGCGTAGGTATTGGACAACGTGCGACCGATGGATATGTTAACGCAACTGCATTATGCAAAACATGCGGAAAAAGATTTAATGACTACGCAAGACTAAATACCACTATAGAGTTCATTGATACTCTATGTCTCGAAGCGGGAATTCCCGCAACGGGAAAAGATGGTTTGCTGCAAACAGTTAAGGGAGGTTTGCCAGAAATTCAAGGCACATGGGTTCATCCGCGAGTGGCTATAAATTTAGGGCAATGGGCATCTCCTAAATTTGCAGTTGCTGTATCTAAATGGGTCTTTGATTGGATGAACGGGAACGTCGACAACAGCAGGGGGTTGCCGTTCCACATTAGACGTTACATGATAAATCGGCACAAAATACCACCCACTCATTTTTCTATGCTTGACCAAATGACTTTAAAGCTTCTTGGTGCCTTAGAGTCAAATGGGTACAGAATTCCAGACAAACTTATGCCGGATATTTCGCTAGGAAAGACGTTCTCTCAGTGGCTAATTGATAAAGGGCACGACCCCCAAAAATTCCCCACTTATGACCACGTATTCGATGATGGTGTGCGCCCAACAGTGAAGGCCAGATTATATCCAAATAGCTTGATGACTGAATTTAATAATCATATTGACATGTGGATTAAGAGTGGAAAAGCATTAAAATACTTTGAGGATAGAGATAAGGCTGCGATAGAACCGTTAAAGAAAGTAATGCAAGAACTCGAATACAGACGAGTGTACCAAATCGAAGCAACATGACTGGGGTTATTTTGCGTAAAGATGGATAGATTGGCAACATTTTTACTTGGCAGCTCTATAAAACAAGCGTTTCAGGCCTGTTAAAAACAAGGTAAATATAAAGGTGCTTTACTGCCCCTACTGTTCAAAGCCGATAACTCCCGCGCCCAAACGCGGCCGCGACTGCCCGCATTGCGGCGAGAAGTTCCTCGTCCGCGCGGGAGAACTTTATACTTGGGCCGGGGCGCAGGAATACGACAGGAAGAAACGCTACCGGTATCCGGTGGAAGTGCGCTTCTGCCCCAACTGCGGCGAACTGCTGGAGCAATATGATTTCATCTTCACCAAGATCAACCCTTGCCCCAAATGCAAGCATTACATCGACTGGCCAAGCAATACCGTCGTGCCGTGGGAGAAGGTTAATTTTTTCCAGCCCTGGTACGATCCGATGTACCCGCCGCCGGGACAGAAACCGGCCACTTCCTGCTGCATCGAAATCAGCGAAGACTCGGTAGGATATTACGATCCTGAAAAAGAACCGCCAGACCCGGCAGATTGGTGGAAAAAGGACACGGCAAAAGAATGAATAAACAGCCCGTCCCGATCTACATCCGCGTCTCCTCCGAAGACCAGGTCGAAGGCTCAGGCCTGCCGATCCAGTTGCGCGACTGCAAATCCGCGGTCATCCGGGAAGGATTTGCGCCCGGCCAGGTCTTCGCCGACGAAGGAGAAAGCGCCAAGACCACCGACCGGCCGGATTTCCTCCGGCTCATGGAGTACATCCGGGAAAACCGCCCGCCCGCCGTGGCGGTGTGGAAGCTCGACCGCCTGGCCAGAAACAGCCTCGACTCGCAACTCTTCCGCGCCAAGATGAAGGAATATGGCTGTCGCCTCATCTCAGCCACGGAAGCGATCCCCGACGATTACTCCGGGAAGCTCTTCGCCGACATCATCTCGGCCATTGCCGAATACGACAATTCCCTCCGCGCCGAACGGTGTCGCAACGGCATGGCCTACCGGGCTCAGGAAGGGCATTGGGTAAATGCTCCACCCCTCGGTTACAAGGCCACACGAACGACGGACAATAAGCCGATGCTGGAGCCTGACGAAAATGCTCCGCTCGTGCGAGAATTATTCCGGATGGTCGCCGAAGGGAAAAGCCAGTCCGAAGCTCGTGCCTTTGTTACGGCAAAAGGGTTGCGAGCAAGGACGGGGAAACCTCTGAGTAAACAGGTAGTTTCCAAAATGCTGTTCAAATCTGTTTACGCTGGGATACTGGTCGGCAAACTTGTCAACAATCCTATTCCTGGGAAATGGCCTGCCTTGGTTTCTCAGGAGATTTTCGACAAGGTACAGATCAGGCTCAGGCGTGGCATTCAGGTTCGGCGTGATTCGGATGATTTCCCGCTTCGCGGCCTGCTTGCTTGCCACAAATGTGGGAGACTTCTCACGGCGTCATACAGCAAGGGCAGAAGCGGCACCTACGCATATTACCATTGTCACGGGTGTAATGGTGTCAGGGTGCGGAGGGAAGAGGCTGAGAATGCCCTTACGTCGCGAATTGATGGGCTTGCGATCGAGGATGGTATGCTGGATTTAATGGAACAGATGATTGCCGAACAAGCAGGAAAATACTATCGCCCGGCGAAAGAGAAAAAAGAGAAAATGCGCAAGCGGCTGCTCAAGATTGAAAAGCAGATGGACAGACTTGTTGAACTGAGGATTTCCGGAAAGATTAAACTCCAAGCGTATGAGGATAAATATTCCCGTCTTGATAACGAGATTCTGCTGGCCAGGAACGATTACAACGAGGCAGACAAAGAAAAAATCGACATCCTCGAAGAGTTCAAAAGAGCGAGGATACTCCTGACCCGCCCCGGTACCATATGGCGCACGGCCACCACCCGCGAGAAGCATCTTTTCTTCCCGCTATTGTTTGAGCAACCGCTTGTCCCGCAAGTGGATAAAAAAAGTCGAACCATCCGCTTGGACGGTTCGACCAGTCTCGTTTGGTGGGCCCGGAGGGACTCGAACCCCCGACCCGGCGGTTATGAGCCGCCTGCTCTAACCGACTGA